CTCTACATAACGAACACCCGAACTGTCTATGAGTGCAAAGTCCTTTGGTTTTGTATTTTCCCACGAGGCGCTGAAACCGCGTGGATTTTCTTGCATGAAACCGTGTGCCCATGTCCACGTCGTAAGCTTCTCGGGTTTCGGCTCTCCCGCTTTCTGCGCTGTAGGGCCGTAGAATCCCCCTCCCGAGAGGGTTTGAGACTGGGTGAGGTTGATCACCCATCCGGACTCTAAAAGTGGCTGTAGGAGCTTCCTGGCGGCGCTGGGGATGTCATCAATGGAAACGCGTTCTGCTTCCTTCACGATTCGCACGGTGTGTGTGTCATCCGTCGAGAGTTCGATGTACGGAATCCCGTCGATGACCTTCACTCGATCCTTGTCATAGGCGAAGAAGTCACGCAACTCACTCACTGTGATCAGTGCCATTGATGAATCTCCTCTCTGCCTCAAAGTCTGCGTTCGGGTCGAATCCGGGCTCCGGTATCTCGTCTACCGTGCGACCCATCATCCTTGTCAAGCAACTTTGCATATCGTATCGCTGTATGCCATCGCCTGTCAATACCCACCTCAACTCGTGGGCAAGCTCTTGGTCTTGGTAGTTAGCGATATAGCCATAATCGGCCACCCATTCGGGATGGACACCTACCGCAAGAAAACGACCACACCCAGGAAACGCTCGTCGCAGAACCACCTGGAATGGAAGGTCAAGAGATTCTTTCGCCGCCTTCAGCAGTTCAAGGTTGTGACCCACCGGCCTTCCAGAAGAACACAGCAGAAGGTTGCGAACGTCACTCATCGTGCACGTTTGTGTAGGTGTGCACGCGGGTGAACTTCTCTTCGTTCGCCATGGCCCTGATCCTCCGGCGTGCCACGCGAAATGCGCCCCTACGTGTAAACGTGGTGGCCTCCCAGTCGTATTCTCTGGGCAGTTTGGTCTTACCAACCCTCACTCGCCAACCGACGAGAGAACTGTCGTGCGAGAAGATCGGGTCAACCCTTGTTGTGTAGCTTGTCATCGTGCTCCTCCTACCTTGGTACTTCCCATGCCTTCTGCTTGCCATTGATGCGCGTCTCTCGAATCCTGGCCTGCCCCTTCAGGTCGTCCAGAAGTCTACTACGAATGTCGTTGCGAATCGAGCGGAACTCCGAATTGATCCGAACCTCCGAGACGATACCCCCCTCGTCCTCAATGAACTGCATGACCTTCTCGGTGTCACGTGCCCAGTCGGAAAGGGCGATGGAGTCTGCCATTTGCAGCAGGTTCGCAAACCACTCTTCGGCGGCTTGGATTGCGAGAATAGCATGACGCAACGTAACGGCTCGTGCCCCTTCGTGTACGGCCAAAAGGGCCGCAGCCTTGTCTAGGGAGAGAGCCATACGTCGTTGTGCCGTCACCAGAAGTGCCGAGTTCTGTCGCCGTTGGACGGCCTGGAACATGTCCCAGTTGGCCTGAGCCATGCGGTCCTCGGCCTCTTCGGTGAACTCGATGGGAACACGTTCGCCACCATACATCGACTTCAGCCTGGCGCGATTGCGCGACATGTCTCCGGCCCACTGCTTCACTGTCGGGTCGATCTTCCGCAATGCTGTGGTTGCCTTGCGGTGACGCCGGATCATGGATTCACGCGTCTGTAGCGGCGGTTCACCCACTGCCCAGATGAAGCGCCCCAGGAAGCCCGAGTAGAACATGTCTGGGTTCATGGCTGCCGTCATGCCGATGAACGTTCCCTGCATCCACACCAGGAAGCAGGTGGTCGCGTGTTTGCCGGAGACATCCTTGTTGCCACGCCGCAGCATCGAGGGAACCTGACCGTCGTACAGGTCGGTCCACAATTCCAAACCGCCAGCGGTCCACTGCTGCTCCGCCATGATCTTCAACACACCGTGCGCTTCGTCGTTGTTGAGCACGGAGACTTTGCCGTCACGCTCAATCAAGGCCTCGGTCAACGCGTTGTTTGAAGCATTCGCCCCAATGTTTGCCGACCCTTCTTTATGCCAGCCGCCGTCTAGGCATTCCTCAAGGGCTTCGCCCCACAAGGCCTTCGCCTCTCCCTTACCCGTTCCAGACTCGCCAACGATCATCCCGAAGAAGTTCAGCGGGACATTCTTATCCTCGTCGGGAATGGTGGCATGCTCGCCATATGCGGCCGACAGAAGCATCCACGCGTTCAGCCTGTGGTATGGCAGGTTCGCGCGGGAGAGCCGATTTGCGGCCCAGTCCTGGTAACTGACGATGAAGTTCACGTCCGACTCTGCAAGGTCACGCTCTTCGGTGTCGAGGAGGTTGACGCCATCCTCAAGCTCACGCTCTTGCGCGGTCTGGCCGGTCTGAAACTCTAGATTGATCTCGGCCTGGGCCTTGAGGACTTCGGTTTCCCAGAAGCCACGTATGCCGCGCGGGTCGGACTTCCACTTGTTGCTCTTCGCGTTCCACGCAACCGACAGAACCTCTTGTGCCGAAAGCCTCTCCCGGAAAAGCTCGCACAGAAGGCGGTACCGGTATGCACTCCTGTCGCCCACCCGGCTGCCACGCATGTTCCACGGCTCGGTGAAGATCAGGTCGGAGAATTGGGAGCCGCCCATGGATTCTTCGGGAAGACGGTCAAAGATGGGAAGAAACTCAAGAAGGTCCGGAACCTCAACCGAGTCGTACTCGACGCTCCGTGGGCGCTCAACCGAAACGTCGGCATATGCCTTGGCTAGCGTGTCCATTGAATAGACAACACCCGTATACTCTACGGTGACGACAGGGAGGTCCTTGTGGACGAAAACGCCGTCCCTCACCTTCGCGTTTCGCGAGCCGGGAACCAGCATGAGCTTGCTGCCCTGGCTGGATGAGATATCAGCGCCCTCGTTCAGGTGCGCGATGGAAATCTTCTTGGCGATTTCCAGAATGTCGTCGGCCGGATACGCGGCATCGAGCTTCCAGTAGAGTTGCCAGCGACCCGGGGAGGACTGGACGATGGCGGAAGGCTTCAGTCGGAACGAGTCCGGGGGTGCAGTATCAGCGTCACAGAAGACCACGCAACCCTGTTTTGCGTTCTCCTTGCGGCGACCTGTGGTAACGGTGCCGTCATCGTTGTGTGCAATACGACCGTCAGTGTAGGTGAGGGGTGTGAAGTAGAGACCAGCCGCTGCGGTCCACTCAACCTGGTCGATGAGTTCCGCGCGCTTGACGGGCCACATGTAGGACGAGATGTCGCCCTTGAGGGAGTCTAGATAGATGAATCCAGAGGCGTCAGAGAATGCGAACTGGAACCAATCATCGTACGTGCTCACAAATCCCTCTCGTTGTGAATCTCTCTAGTCTACTATGCGCCCCTGGTTTCGTATAACGTTCACTCTAGTAAGAAAAACTGAGGCAACCGGCGCGGCTACGGTGCCGTTTGATTATGCCAATCACCTCAGTACGTGGACCTACAGAGATTTGAACTCTGCTCCGATAACATTCCGACATGCGGTCTTTGTTACCGTCGAAACCAATTTAGGCCCCCAAACCCGCACCCGGCCCACCCTATCTTGGATCAGGTGCGGGTATCCGTTTTCCAAACCGGGATGGATTTCCCGTGGTCAACAACCGAGATCGAAAACAAGGAAGGAGTGCCTACCCCAGTTGCTGTTTGATACCGGCTAGCGGATTTTATCTAGAATATGCCGCATGAAGTGGAAGTTACACACCAGCGATGTAACCGACTGCACCGTTCCGGAGAAAGATGCCCCTCAATTTCCCTGCCTACTTTCCTATACCGCGGGAAGGGTGACGCGGTTGCCTTCAGTTTACCACGGAGCGTCGTCCTCGAAGCCACTCTTGGACTGTGCCGGGTCTCGATCCTTGCTCGGGAACTTGATCGAAATCTCGTCCACGAACGTCGTCTCAAGGGAACGTCCGGTGGTTCCATCGTTCTTCTCGTAGGTGCGCTCGTACACGGTTCCCTCGACCGACACAAGGTCACCCTTCACGACATCGAAGTCGGCGTTGTCGTTCCACAGGCTGACCCGGATGAAGTTCGTGCGGCCACTGTTCTCGTATTCACCAGTGTCCGAGTTCTTGCGGCGCTCATTGTCGGCCACGGTAAACTCCTTGACACGAGAACCCGATGCCAGGTGCCATACCTCCGGCTCGCGAATGACGTTCCCTGTAAAAGTTGCTCTCATTTAGTCAATCTCCTCTTCGTATTCAAGATGTGCAGAAATGCTCGACAGGTAGTCACTGATCTGATAATCGTACTCCTCGAACAAATCCTCTTCGTCGGAACTATCATACACTTCCGGGTCGATGTTGTCAACCTCGAATCTCTGATCGTCCTCGATAACCAACATGAGTTTACCCATTACCACTCCTCCTTGTCAAGTTCTTTCCGTCGTTTCTCGTTGGACTTGATCTCCTCGGTTGCATACCAGATGGACATGTACGCCTGGAACGTATCCCAGTACGCCGACTCGTCTTCCTCATTCATCCATACGATCTCGTGAGAATCCGCACGGAGGTGGACGAGGGCACTCGCGTCGATAGTGGGCATTGTACGCGGTTCCCAGTACTCGTTCAGGAACGCGACAAGCTTCTTTGCCGGAACGTCGGTGATCTCGGGTGGAATCTCGTTGATCTGCTCGTACCATTCGATTCCGTGGCGCAGTGCCGCAAGCTGGGCGAAGTGCTCCCGTTGTGTGTTGCGGGACGTCTTCACGTCAACGAGGGTCTTCACTCCGTCGATAACCCAGTAACCATCAGCAGTTCCCATGCAAGTAAGCCCCCCCCTGCTGGAAATGAATGTGGTAAACTCCGTCAGAACCGGCTCTATGTCGTGCTCGGCTTTCAACTGCTGCCACTGGCCAATGATCGCCTGCTGCTCATCATCCAACTCGGGATAGTCCCACGTCCCAGTATGGTCTGCCTCAATCCAGCCGTGTACTCCGTCACCAACTTCGGCCCTATCGTTACGGACCTTGTTGTGCTGAAACCGTGCGATCCTCTTCGCGTCCCCGTCGCTACGTTCGCCCAGAACCATCCAGTTCTGAACACACCAGTCAACTGCCTGATCCACGGCCCACTGGACCAGACCGCTCTTGTCAGAGGCCTTCAGGATCGTCGTCACCGAAGGATGGTTGGAGCCGTCCGTTGGTTTACGGTAGGCCCTCCCCTCGCTGTACGCTTTGGCGTCTCCGTAAAGCGAGAGGCGTGGCTGCGTCAAGCGTCGTCCTCGATCCCGCTCGGAAGGTCAAACACCTCGTCCGGAACGATGTCCTCGAACTTCTCGACTCCGAAAATCTGACCGATGTCAATCAGCGCGGTTCCCGGAGGTCGCACGACGCGGAGAATGTCCGAAAGGCGACCCTTCACCCAGTAGTCGGAATCCAGCGGCTTGACGACGACAAGATTGTCCTCAAGCTCCTCGAACGCCTCGGGTTCCATCTCCCAGTGGATACCATCAGGGCTTTCAACAATAACGGCCTTAGTCAATGATCTCTCCCGCCTCAAGGGACTTCAGAAGCTTCTTCAGGGCCACAGCCGACTGGTCCCATCCCTCGCGACCATTGAAGAACTTGTTCCCGTAATCCTTCACGCTGTCACTGATTCCAGCAGCCTTGACCGCCTTGGAAATCTTCGCCTTCAGGTCACCGATCTCCACCGCGGCATCCTTCTTCGGTGAAGCCTTGGTTTCAGCAGAACTTACGCCCTCGATGTACTTCTGCGTCTCCTCACCGGCAACCTCTGGCTCCTTGTCGTCCGTGGGCAACGAGAAGGTCTGAAGGAGTGCTACACGGTAGGCAACCGACTGGGCCTGCGCCGCGGAACGATCCGCGTAGTCCTGGGCCAACCCGTTCGTCGTCGCAACCACCTCAGAACCGTCCGGTGCAATGAAGTGGAAAGCCACCAGAATGTCCGTCTGCGTGACAGCCTTACCGCCGCTAAGCTCCCGTGCGGTTGTAGTTCGCTCAAGAACCTCTGGAACCGTGATCACCCCGTACTTGCGTAGCAGTGGTGCGAAGTGGTTCACCACCGCATTCACGCCACGGAAGGCGAACTTCAGTCCACTGGCCGGGTCTTTTGTCGCTGCAAGCGAGCCAGACTCTTCCGAAATCTTGCCCATCAGCTCATAGATACTACTCATTTACTCCTCATTTCTCTAGTTTCCGTCTCTGCTTGCCGCCCCACACCCCGTCTATCTCACGCTGTGCGGTTGCGTATGCGTCACACAATTCCAGCAGCGGGCATCCGGCACACATTTCCTGGGCCTGCTGCGCTGTTGGTGCATTCTCGTCCGAGTAAAGCGCGAACTCATTCCACCGGTCCTTGCAGTTCCAGTCGATTCCAGAGAACTCCAAGTCACGCATGGCGTTCTGAAATGCATCCCACTGCTTTTTGGCGGATGGTCGCACGAGTGTGGATGTCAGGTCTACCTCGGCGCCGACTGTCAGTTCATTTGCAGCCCTGCGCGCCTCGACAATTCTCAGCGCCCGCTGGTCAACCGTCTCGTCCCGGAGGTCTATTTCGCCAGAAAGGACCATCTTGGCAATGCGTTCGTCAACAAGCTTCCTGCGTTGGCGGTAGCGCCTGTTGGACTGTACTTTCTTCTTCTGGTATCTGTCGCGATACTCCGGGTCCGATTTCATTCGTGCCTTGTGGCGCTTCTTCTGCGCCTCACGCTCACAGACCCTACAGTACTTGTAACCAGTACCGGGCTTTACCTTGAGTGTTTCCTCGGTGAGATCGTGTCCGCGTGCACACTTTCCGCCTACCTCATAGCTCATACACTTTTCTCAACTCCTCAAGGGCCTGCGCGATTCCGCTCTTGAGTATCATATTCGGTTCTGCGTCAAAAGTCAACTCCTCAAGAATCTCAATCACCTTCGGAACAGCAATCAGGGCTTTGTTTGAGGTTATCTCCTCAAGATACGTGTCGGTACAGATACGCCTGTCGAAAAATGACTGCTTCCAGTTCTCGTAATCCTCTAGTGCGATCTTCATCTGATTAATATCGGACACTGTTCTTCACCACCTCCTCGGAAAGAAAATCATAGGCAATTTTGTAGAGCGTCAACTGCTCTTCAAGTTCTACGATGCGCGCCGCCTGCTCCTCTATGGCATCGGCGGCGTGGTTGAACCGGTCAGCATCCGCGACGCCATCTTGTTCGGGCCAATCCCGTACCTCAATAGCACGGGCGCGCAGTTCAGTTGCCAGCTTCGCTGTGTCAATCAAACCGGTTCATCATCCTTTCCACTTTCTCGCGTAATCACATTTGGGATTCGTGCACACCGAGACGGGGATTCTGTCTGCGGGCTGTAACAGATCATGCCCGCAGATCGGGCACTTCCACCGGTCGGTCGCCCTGCTATAAGCCACGATCCGCCTCCTTTTTGAACGCGGGAATGTCGGAAAGCTTGAATGCCCGCTCCTGGTACGCTTCCCGGCGAGCAGACTCCAGACCGAATCGGATAGAGCCTTCGATCATCGCCGCGTACCATGGCGTCGCGATCCGCTTGAATGCAAAGGTCGCCAGGTGATATGCGAGACTGTCACGGAACTGGCCCCAAGAAGACTTGTCCGGCTTGGGGTATTTGTACTCAGGCATGGCCCACCTCCCTCGCTGCTGACAGAGCGGCACGAGCCATTGCGACGTAATCGTCCAGACCATAGGTGCCATCCTCGGCCGCCGGGTCGTCTCTCATTAGCGCCGAAGCGGCACGCATCACTGCGTCATCAGTATCTATGGAGGGCTGCTCACGTTGCCAGGCGGCACCACTCTCGAATGCTCCACGCATCATGCTGGCCACGGCGCTGCGCGGATAGGTTTCCTCCTGCGGTCCCACATTGCGTATCGGCCATCGTTGTTCCGCCGCATCTCGTGCGGCTTCCTCGGTGCTGCTCATCGGGTACCCCTTTCGGTCCAATCTGCCGCGACCCTCATCGCTTCTCCCCATGTCGCCCTGACGTGGAGTTGCGCCTTTCGCAAGACGCCGAAAGTCTCGATCCACCAGTTCCCGGAGCCGTACTCTGGCTTGTAGATGCGGGCGCGACATGCGCTCATCACTCGCCTCCCAGCGCATCGGTCAGGGCCTTGCGAACGTCGGCAAGCGCGTGGTTGTATCCAGCTGCATATGCGTTGCCCACGGGCTGCACACCGTTCTCGGCACGCCCAGGCAACGCGAGCACGCCCTCCATGCCGGATAGCAGACGGCGCATCTCCCACCAGTCGTAATACATGCCGTCGTGCTCGTCGCGCATCGCGGCCAGGGTTTCTGTCAGGTCACTCATTGCTCTGCTCTCCCTGCTTGGTGCGGTACGGGTTGTCGTCCAGATAGATCGCTCCATCGTTGTAGATGTGGTCGTATCCGGCGTTGAAGCCCTCGTCCCACTTCTCGGCGTCGCGCTCGGCCAGGATGTCGGATGGGGCGGCGGAGAGGATGCGATCAACGTCATTGACCGGCGAGAAAGGGTGCCGACGCGACTCTTTCGCCTTCTCGATCACGGCTGCGAGAGCATGGATGCGTGCCAGCAGCGGATCGGTGATTAGTCCGTCACGCTCATCCGTGTCCGGCCCGCGTAGGACAGCGTTCTCAGCGGCGAGGGCGTCACGCTCGGCTGCCAACTGCGTGAAATGTCCAGTAGCATCGCGCACAAAGCGCTCCACCAGAGCGCCCTGATACTCGTCACCGTCGTATGCATCTGGGATGAGTTGCGCCAGATTGTCCTGCTCTTCCTGGAGAGCGTCGCGCTCGGCCTCCAACTCTGCGATGCGTGCGGCCTGTGCCTCAATGAGGTCGGCTGCCCTCCACGCGCGCACCTGTCGGCCGTCCCATGAAAGAATCCGGTCCGACCAATCGTGTTGCGCAGCCACCGCGTAGTCATCGGCATCGATACGCAGAGCGGCTACCAACTTCGCCGTTTCGTCTGTCTGCTCGGTCAACGGTTTGCCACCCTCTCGTGTCTCTTCGCATCGCGTCGTGCATGACGGTCGGTGCCCAGTGTGAACCAACCACACGGACACTGGTAGCCCTCGACGGTACCCTCGGCGGTACGGTCGCGGTAGAAGTATTCCACCCTGTGTTCAGTCATGTTCCCACACGCCCCACTTCTCGCGAGCGGTCTGGAATATCTCCCAGGGACTCGATAAGCCGGTGTTGTATCTCGCCTCGATCCAGCCAATGACCTTCTTGGCCACCTCCGTCTCGGGAAGCAGGCGGATGTAGGGCGCGAACTTCATTGGTGGACAATCTCCATGATCCACGACCATCCCACTTCGGGTGATCTCGCGCCAGTGGTCCTCGTTTCCGAGAACGTACACACTCGCTGTTCCCACAAAACTTGACTTGTATGCGCCAGGCGTGGTCGGCGGCAGGGTGGGTGGGGTGGCGCTCTCAACCCTCCATCCACTCGTCTCAAGCTCGTCAATCGCAATACCAAGCAGATAACCTGGCATTTTCTCCACATATGGCTGCCCCCCGAGGAGCCAAGTTGTTTTCATGACTTTGCGATTGAGGACATCACCCTGATCATTAACGAGGACCAGATTGGTTCCGGCCTTATATCTGCTCATATCGTTCTCCCACTTCCGTGTAAATCTTCCCTACGGCAGAGTCAAGGTCTTCGTAGCTGTAGGCCATGTCGATCTCCTCGTCGTAACACTCGATTGTCACCCTCCATTCATCGGAGGATGCGTTGTTGTATTCCACAATTGCCAGGTAGCCGTAGTCGGAAAACGATCTGTTGAAGCAATCTACAATTGTCCACACATCCTCGTGGCGCTCGTCCCGTTCTGCCGGAATCCACTTCTGTTTCACTGTGTTCCCCTCTCGTACGATGTCGAGTACTTCTTGGCTGATAACTACACCGTACTCTGCCGGGTCCCGACTGTCAAGAAGTACTGCATGGTTGATTGCCTCATTCGCACGAGAGAACACGAGCGCCCTGCGCAGCCCGGGGTATGCCTCATTTGAAGCGAACCCCATGGCCACGTAGAACGACACGCCATGCTTGCCGACGTACCAGTAGTTATCGGCGGACACGCGTCCCCACTCGCATTCCAACCAGGACGCCAATGCCAGCCAGAAGGATCAGAGCAGCCAGAACCAGCGACGGTGTGTTATCACTACCCGTGTCGGCAAGGGTTGCCTTCACTGGCGTGGCGCTCTGGCTGGGCGCAGGTGCTGGGGCAACGACCTTCTTCGGAGTCACGGTCGGCTTCGGGGTCGGATTGGTGGGCTTCGTCGGAGGGGTCACCACCTTGGTCGGACACTCCTGCTCGGTCGCGGGCTTCGTGCTCTGCGTAGTCATCACAACCGGCTTGTCCTTCACCCACGTGTTCGAGTCTGCGTCGTAGACGTAGTTCACCGTCGTCGTGGTGACAGTGGTGGTGTCCAGCTTCGCGTCACAATCAGTGAAGGTGGAAGTCTCCGTCGTGACAATCGGCTTCGGCTGCTCGGGCTTGACGACGCACTGCTGACCGGTCAGCTTCGCGGGAACAGTGTAGTCCTCACTGAACGTGGCACCTGAACCCTCGAACTCGCTACCGGGGTTGGCGGTAAACGTCGCCGTGTGTGTACCCGCAGTCTGATCCAGGTCACCATCCAGCTTCGCGTTCACAACAGTACCCAGTGCCGCACTTCCGTCAGCGTCACAAGTGGCAGCGGTGATGATGATTGCGCCAGCGGATGCAACACACGGCGTGTACGCGATCTTGTACGCAGTTCCCCATCCTCCGGCGATCAGGTCCTCTTGGGGATTGTTCGACCCGTAGAGGTTTCCTCCGTCGATCAGTTTGTCGGTGATCTTGCTGTCATTGTAGATGTCCACCTGGTAGGCAATGCCACACTTGAACTGCGAGTCCAAGACGTTCAGGTCCGGTGCGGCTGTCTTCCGGCTTGTGGCCAGCGTCTGTGGCCAGGTCGCCGTATTGGCCCCAGCGTACGATGGCATCTGCCACGCAACCGTCACGTAACTCTTCGCCGGTGTGGCATTGGCCGGAAGCGCAAATCCCGCAACAACCCCAGCAACACCCAGAAGCGTTGCCAGAATGAGCGCAAAAATCTTCTTCATATTTCCTCCCCTTCGTTTGTGAACTGAATTGGTTCGTCGTACACGATAGCAGAGATCACCCTACTTCGTCAACACGCCGTGTTCCCATCTCTGCAATATCTCGCGCGCGCTGCAAGCCGAGTACGCGACCGTTCAGGTGTATGACACGAGGGTCTGCGATAGGAAGATCGGTTTCGTAGAGAATAGAACCTGCAACGTGCTCTTCCTCCCAAATCAAGCTTGCAATCTTATGACGCGTCTGCTTTGCAATCTCTTCGTCGTGAGCATCCATCCAGCGGTCAAACGCTTGCTCGAAAAAGCGTCTATTACTCGCGGCTCCGATTGGATCACTGTATTCATCAAGTATGTTTGTTGCGTATCCATTGCGAACTCCTTCATCCGATGGAATGAAATCTTCACTCATGCTCGGCCTCCTTCGCTGCTTGCAGGGCGGCACGAGCCGTGTCGATCCATCCACCTTGATCTACCTGATCCCATTCGATGACCGTGATTTCATCCTCAAAGATCACCCGCGCGGCGGCCCGCACTGCGGCTTCGGACGGCTCGACGGTGCGACGACGGAACCTGCTCAGAATCTTGTCCGCAAGCCCACGCGTCTTGGGCAGGTCAGAACAATCGTCCGTTCCGTCGATGTACTCGGAGATGAGAACCGCCAGCGCTTCCCGGTCGTCTTCGGTGTCGGCGGTCGGTGATCCGGGGAGGGGCTGCTCGGCGTGACGCCGGTTGTGCTCGTCACGACGCTCTACCAGACGCGGGTCATCCCCATCGAACATGCACTCGTGCGTGGTGCACACTGGGCAGTGAACCTCCCAGTAGCGTGCGTTCGTCTCTGGTGAGGGTGGCATCTGGACGATGCGTGCAGGACCAACGGCCTGCTGGGTGCGTTGCCAGGCGGCACCAAGCTCGAAAAGCTCGCGCGCTCGCGAGTTGAGGAACATGCGCCCGGTGCTTCCAGAAACGGGCCACCGGCGCAAGGCTTCGGCTCGTGCGGCTTCCTCAGTGCTGCTCATCGGGTTTCCTCCACTTCCCATGGGGTAACGAGTCGCGATTCAATTCTCAGATTCGGTTTCGTCTTCATGGAGGGCACGCGATCACATGCAGCATGCGCTTGGACAAGCGTTGTGAACTCGCTTCCCAGGCTTATGACGTGCGGTTTGCCGCTCATCGACGGTTCACCGTCCCATGCAAGACGATAGACGCGGTGCAACTCACTCATCTCACATACCTCCAAGCGCATCGGTCAGAGCCTTCACAACAGCGGTCGCCATGCCCCGCTCTCCAGCCTGGAATGCAGGTAGACCACGAGTATCGGATACGCACGGTTCGCACACTGCGACCACACCCTCCACGGCACACAGCAGAGCGTCGCATTCGTCTTCGAGCGGCCCCTCGTGGCGTTGCAAGTTTCTTCGCATCGTGGCCAGGGTCTCGGTCAGGTCGGCCATCCTTCTACTCCTCTCGCCCGATCCCGTGCTTGATGTAAACTCGATCAGCCTCATCAATCCGCATCGAGAGCTTCACGACGAGCCAGGGTCTTGTGAACTCACCATGCAATTCGTCGGACCCCGCAATAACGTAGGACGGATCGATCCCGCGCTCAGTCAGCACCTCCGCGAGCCGAGACTGCCTTCCGATACGCTCGGTCAGATTCTCATCGTCGCTAACCATCACTCGCTCGCCCTCTTCCGGTACGGATTTACATCGATGTGGTCGTAATCGTGGTATCTGAGATACGCGGTCCGATGTCCCTGATCCCATGCCTGTTCCTTCACGTCGGCCAGGGTTTCAGACGGTGCGCCGGAGAGGATGGCATCCAGGTCACCCTGATGCACCAGGTGCCTCCGGTCCACATGCTTTCCTAACGGCGGCGTGGAGAGCGTCACGCTCGGCTTCGGCATGTTCTGCGCGTCTTCGCTGCTCGCCTATCTCGACTCTCTGACGAACTATCTCGTCTGTCCGATCAGCAAGTCGCGCCACGAGAGCGTCACGCTCGGCCTGCAATGCCCGAATTGTCGCGTGAGTAGGTTCACACTGCGTTCCCTCAAGTTCTGCGATGCGTGCGGCCTGCGACTTGATGAGATCGGCAGCACGGTTTTCAAGGCACGGTTGCCCAAGCAGGTATCCCCTCCCGAATGCCGCGTTTCGCAACTCATCGATCAGCTTCGCCGTGATTTCCGTGGTGTCGGTGTCGTTCACTTTTCCTCCTTTGGCTCGTATTCGTACCACTTGGTGCCCTCGGAATCCACCGCGAGAACACGGTACTCCGGAACGGTTGCCTGCCTGTTGAGCCGCACCGCATCCAGGCGTGCGACATACAGGTTCTCCGACACGGACACGACCTCGTGGTCAGTCTTCGTTCCAGCGATCACCTGGTATTTGATCATCATTTACCTCCAACCAGCAAACCTTGTCGAAACTGTCTACGTGCATTGCGTGCGGACCCGAGTGCCAGAACGGAAGCTCGCAAATGTATTTCCCGCTTTGGCAACCGCACTCCTCGCCGCTCACTAGAACTCTTTCAGGTAGCCGTGGACGATGCCGTTGTCGTTGGCGAAGTTCCACAGCTTCTCGTACTTGTCGTTGAACTCTTCCAAGAGTCGGTTGAAAACCTGCTGGTCCATCCAACTGTCGAACTCTGCGTCAGGCACTGGAAAGCGCTGAACATCCTCAGCGTCGAAATCCTCGTCGTCCATTTGTGGTTCTCCTTTCGGTTGATCTCTCACTCATGGTAACAGCGTCAAGAAAAGTATGCAAGTCATCTTTTCCGTGATTCACGGTTTGCGCGGGACAAGTCCTCAAGCCTAGAGATGACGCCCGCATCGTAGGTGCCGCGCGCTCCGATCTTCAGCCACACAACATCGCGTTCCTGTCCCCTCCTTGCGAGGCGACCGGGTAGCTGGGTGTTCTGTGTCTCGTTCTCGCTCTCCTCAAGCTGGATGCCGATTCGACATACCCGTTGTAGGCCGTCCAGCGCCTCTGAGCATGCCGCGATGACGCCGACGAAGTACTTCAGTTCTCCCTCGGTGAAATCACGTTTGACGGCCGCTCGTGCCGCCTCAGAGGTGTATTCAGTGCCCGCGTACAATCCTGCAACCTCTTTCTTGAAGTGCAGGTTCAGCTTCTCGGCAACCACTCGTGCAAACTTAGCCGATGCACAGGTGATGAAAACCTTCTCGTCCGGGTAGTCGTTACGCAGAATATCAAGAAGCTCATCGAACTTGCTCGATTTGCAATCTACAGCAAAGTCGATCTCGTCCCCTCGCACGATAACCTCGCCTAGGGTCAACTGCCGCAACCTCACCCGCGTCTCCACCGGAAGCTTTCCGACCATCCAGTCGTTCCCCAACTTCACCGCCTGGTTCTTCTGGAACATGTCGTACACACGCCGCTGCTCACGACTCAGGTCAACCCAGCGGTACTCGAACTCGGGCTGCGATATATCAGACTCGATATACACGTAGGACGGAAGCGTCCTGACGTACTCGCCGGGGTTCCTCTCTCCGGTGACCTTCTTCTTGTACCAGGAGAAATGGTCGTACTCGGTATTGCACCACTTCTCAACCCACAGCGGAAACGACTTCGGGTTGAATCCCGGCCACAGACCGTTGACGACCGTGTAGGCGTTCTCAAACTTGGACCCGTACCACGTTGCCGACTGGCCGACCTTATGGTCGCGTGGAACGATGTCAGCCCACGATTTCGACGCTCTCGACTTGGCGCTTGCCGCAGCGTGCACCTCGTCAAAAACTGCCACGTCCAGATTCTTGCTCTTCCAAATGTGCCGCTGCACACGCTTCTTCCTGCCGCGGTTATCCTCCTTCGTGTACCAGTCCAACGAGGTGAAGAGTTCGCGTCCTATGAAATAATGTCCCGGTGTCTTGCCGTCCAGGAGGTCATCAAGGTTCTGCTTCTGATCCTTGTTTTTTTTCGAGCACACCTTCAGGAAATCGGTTCCATCGCTTTGCGCTTCCAGCGTCGCCGCCCAGTTATCCCACACGTTCTTCGGCCCGATGACCAGAGATCGCACAGACCAGGACTCTAGGATCACTGTTGTGAGCAACACCGTTTTTCCTGTTCCCATGGCGGCGCCGACCAGCGTCGCCTTGTGGGCGAGAATCTGGTCGGCGGCAACCCTCTGTTCAGTTGTCAGCGTCAGCTTGTCCAAGACTAGTCCTCTTCGTTACTGCGCTCCGCGATCCACTCTCCGAGTGTTGCAACATCCTCTGGTGAGTAGAACACGGCCCAACCCTTCACGTCGTCAGGGTGCTCACCCTCCACAAGTGCCGTGTACAGGTCTTGAGCGAGGTCCTGAAACTCTCGAACCTGTGCCCGGGCCTGAACGAGTTTGATCTTCAGAACGTGGTTGTCAATGCCCGACAGGTACAGCCGCAACGACTGAATCCTGGTGTACTCCTGGTCGTGGTCCAGCCTACCCAGCGTGCGAGATGCGGAATCCCGAATGTACTTCAGGGCTTCCAGTGTGGGGGCGTGAAGAAGCGGGTATTCCTCGATGTTCGTCCACAGGTCGCGGTTGCGTTTTGCGGGAAGAATATTCTCACCAATCAGAGTCCGGAACTCTTCATCGGTCATTGTGTACAGTTGCTCAGGTGTCGTCATTTGTCTCTCCTTCTTGTCAGAACTTCGCGGGGGTCACAAAGAACCGCCACAAGTAGTAGCCGGACTGCATCTGCGTGTCGTTGTAGTGCACAGCGCGCTCGGCAACCTCGGCGTAGTCGTACGAGGAGAACGGCTCAAAGAACGAGGGCTTGTTCGGAGTGTCCTCCTGGCCGAAGAGTACATCGTCTTCCACCCTGAACGGCTGGTTTGTGTTGAAGCCGTGCTCCACGACCCATTCGAACAACTGCGCCTGACGCGCCGCCTCGCAATCCAACTCGAACAGGATGGGGTCAATGGTCTTTTCTGCTACCGTTGCGAGCATTTGTGTTCTCCTTCCAGAAGTTGATTCGGTATGTCGGCTCTCGCCTCACCTGGTCTCTTGAGTCCAGGACATCCCAGTGGTCGTTCCCACTATAGCCCAGGACCCGGACCTTTCCAATTTTGTTGACGTAACCGTAACGCGGGTAACTCATGATCACCATCCGTTTCGTGCCTGGAGGTTCGGCTCGGGTGGGAAAAGGTGCGAGTAGCCCCAAGGCTCCTGCGACGGCACCAGGACGGCACCGTGTCCAATCCTGCGGAAGTCAAGCGAATGGCGCATGTCGTATGGGCTAACTGCGCCCGGTGGAACGCTCCACTCTTCCTCCGTGTAGTATCTGCCGGAATCCTTGAAGAGGATCACCTTTGCGTACCTCACGCGCTCGCCCTTTCCAACTGACGCAAGTACCCAATTCCCTCGTGAATCCACGACGGTTTGTTCTCGATCCCGTTGAGCATGTCGGGGAAGTTGATCCAGGACAACTCATGTCCGTCCTTGGTCAACTCGCCAATGTCGGAGAAGTGCTCAATCCACTTCACGTCGTCGTCCACGTTCTCCCAGAACGGGTCCGCGTAGTGCAATCCGGAATACCAAGCCAGCGTCAGGCACAACTGGCTGAACTCGTTGAACACCAACTCGTTTCCGTAGTAGTCGGTGGTGTAAAAGTTCGCCTGCGTGTCGCCCCTGTCGTGAATCTCTCGACCCCATAGGTCGTCGGTGAAATCGTCCGGAATGTCGTCGTCCTCGACCGGCCAGTCGTCGTAAAAAGACGAACCAGTCGAGACGAACCCTGTTCCGCCAGAAGTCGCCCCACGCGTGGACGCCGCAAACCCGTAGTGGAAGCCGACGTTGCGCTCAAGCGCCTGGTCCAGGACGATCTCGCCGTTCAGAATCTGAACGTACTGCAACTCCTCAAGAAAGTCCATGCTGACCGCTTGCAGCCTCATCGTGTCCAGCGCGTTCGACAGAATCTGCCACGTAGACGCGCCCGCCATGGAACCGTCTTCCAGAACGGCAAGACACAGTGGTGAGTGCTCCTGACGTGCCGCGTGAATCACGTTGCCGGTCTGCGCGTCCAGCCACAGCATTGCCGCATCCCCAGACACTTTCCGAAGTCCCGAGACGCCCTGGTCCTGAATCAGCGCCGGAAGAACGGCCGAGTCCACGTCGGGAAGTTCGTACGGCAACTGCTTGCGAACATCATCATGGTTCCAGATGACGCCATTGTGGGCAAGCGCAATCGTCTTGTCCGGCGAGAGAACCGGGTGGTTGTTCCGGTTGTCGCTGACGTCACCGTGTGTTGCAAGCCGCGTGTGCATGACCACACTACGAGCATGCGTCGGGATGCGTCGCAGATCAAGATCACGACCCAGGACCGAGTCCTTGTAGTAACGCGGTACCGCGTCCTCTCGACCGTACGCGTATCCAGCCGCCATGTATCCGCGGTCTTCCATTTCGTACAACAACGCGTGCGTGAAATCTCGCGGGTTGATCGTACTCTCACTTGTCAGACTCAGAAATCCCAGTCCACACATATTTGGTTTCCTCCTTTTCTGTCACCACAAAGGCGACGTTCTTTATCTACTTTTCGGTTGTAGCTTTTCTGGTCTACTCTTCGTATGCGTTGCTGACCTCAAGCGACCGGTTGTACTCCTTGCCGTACTTGATGAAGATGTCGATCAGGTCGTCCACATTCTTGATCCGGTTCAACTCTTTCATGGGAACGCCGCTGGATGCAACCTGGACGATCTCACGAACGAACGACGCCCACCGAACCAGGTACAGGTACGAGTCAGCCGCGTTCATTTCCGCGTACACGGGACCCATCGCACGGAACTCGATCGTGCCATGATCTTCCAGCGCCTGAAGGTTCACAGTCGCGTACCGCGTCGGGTATGTGACGTTCTCCTTGCGGGTAACTTTCTTGGCGCTCTTGACGGCGTCCGCGACCCACGCCGGGTCCCACGAGTTGCAGTACTCGCGCTCTTCACGCCGGTAGTGCGGCTCAAGGTACTGGTCAAGGAGACCGTACAGGTACACCACGGCACCAACCTGCTTCGCGTTCAGGTCGGCAGCATCGACGTGGACGTGAATGCCCGGAGTCGTATTCGAGGGGCGTAGCGCGATCTGCTCCAACAGCGACTCAAGTCCGCGGGAGTGATAGCTGGAAAGGATCGGAGAGACGAACTCCGCAGCACCATCTGTCGTGTCCACGTTGTCGTTCGTGATATCGTCGTACTGACGCTGCGTCAACTCCACTTCACCGCAGAACTCGCAATTCTCTGGCTCGACATATCTGCTTGAGTAGTATTCGCGGTACCACGCGGAGTGGTCGTGTGCGGGGCAATTGACAGGGTCGATGGTGAACATCTTCGTGGGACCATGGTCGTCGGGGACATAATGCTCGCCGGAAAGCGACCCGTCGTACTTGCGATTCCACCCTGACGGTCGCTCAACCCCCTGGGACGCAACGCACTCCACCTCGATGCCCCACCTGCGGGTGGCAAGTGAACCATGCGGGGAGATCGGCATCATGTCGATGATATTCCGCGTATCCTTCGCAATGACATCACTGCGCTCCTCAATGAAGGCCGTGAAATTCCCTGTCGAAGAACGCGGCTTGGCCAGTTCGCGACGGGGAATGTGGTTTTCTGCCAGAATCGACCACTGTCCCCAGTTGTTGCGCCGCTGAAGCCGCTGGTAGCGCGCTGCCGCAGCCAGTCTTGCTCCACCTCGTACAACCCGGGGTGGGGTTCCGAGAATCGGGGCGAAAATCTCCTCGAAGCCCTCCACAAAGGCCCGGCCGAAATGCGGAATGCGTGCACGAACCGGCGTCCTGAGTCCCAGGTTGAGAATCTGCGCGTTACGACCGCCTTCGACAATAAGAGAGAAGCGAATATGGGACACGCAGCACGTGCAGTACACGATATCGCTTTCCATGTGGATGCTGTTCGCCGCAAGAAATCGAGCGAAAGAGTTGATCCCAATCGTGGTGCGCTCCTCGGCGTTCGAGCTAAGGAACTGCGCGCGACGAACGTTGTACCATTCCCTCTTGATCGCGGCAGCTTCTGTGACCGTGATCGCTCCACCCAGGAACTCGACCAGGTTATCCGCAAGACCGACAGGCTCGAAGTACGGCTCAAAATCTGTTGTCGAAATAGTAGGGTAAAGGCTCTCCATCGCATCGCTGAATCTCCGAACCGCATCCGGGATGCTGACAGAGATGTATTCTCTTGTGGATGTTGGCATATTTGTGCTCTCCTCTCGTTTTTGTTCTACTTCTGTTCTGCTGATTCCCTAAGGAACTGGTCGTAACTGAAGTCCGTACCATCATTATCCCGCAGGAATCCGTACTTGTCAACCACGACACGGGTTGGAAACTGGTGAACCCAGTTCACGGTCACGGCAACACAATCGCAGCCGATCTCCTCACACTGCTGCACACAGAACCGTCTCACGTCATCTAGTTGCTTGCGTGTGGACGGCGTGTATCCGTCCGTCACCTGACCGAACGGGTTCCACTTCGTCGGCTCGCCGCGGTCTGGTGTGTACGAGTCAAGTTCAACCGGCGCCGTCTTCAGACCACTCAACAACATCTCCCATGCTCTCGTGCAACGCCTTGATCTGTCTCGCACGAACAGGATCGTCCGTCGAAACCGGCGTCATCTGGTACAGACCGTTCGGGTCCTTGATCGTCAAGACAATCACTTGCAATCCCCCCGGTGCTCCATGACTTCCTTGTACACCAGGTCGCCTAGGTGCGCATCCCCGGACGCGAAATCATTGGCCGAGATGCGCATCAACTCAAGCAGGTCCTGGCAGTTAGAAATCACGTGCTCGTAGTGCGCCTTCTGTTCCTTCGCCTCATTATCTGCAAGGCTTGACCCCGTGAAACCACCCAGGCAGAAGATCACTACCGCGAACCAGGCTACGTAGAATACGGCCAAGAATCGCGCCATCAGAACGGCTCTCCGTCGCCAAAGTCGGGCACGGGGAACAAGCGCCTGTTGCGTTCCACGGCGTCGTCAAGCTCCTGCTGGTTCTTCAGGTAGGCCTTCAGGTCCACAATGTACTTGGACACCGAATAGTCGCGCGGGGGATGGCCTCCAAGGCCAAGGAGGAAGTACTCAGGCCCGTCACCTTCGTCAAAGTACTGCGCGTACGTCTCGGGTGCGTAAACACGCAGAGTCTGGGCGATCACAGCCTCAAGTTTCAGAACCTCACCGTAGTACTCACGCGCCAGGGTGTCTTCCCGTGCGATCTCCTCACGGGGTTCTGGGTTCTTCTTGCTTGTGAACAATTCAGTCCTCCTTATCGTCGGTGGGTATGCTTTCAAGGTACCGCCTGGCGTCCTCGTTGTCAAGTGAACGAATCCACTCCATCGACTCGTTCAGAAGCGTCTCCACGTCACCGTGAACTCCTGTGTTGAACTCCTGAGTGAACGCGGTGTCTGGCTCGCCGTCCGCACCCAGGAACTTGAAACCGTTGTGGTTGGCGAGAATGAAGAACGTGTGCTTCTCGCCACCAAGCTTCCAGTCGAAAGCGTACCCGTCATCCTGCGCACGGAAGTTTGTACGGTCGGCATGCTCGTCGTCCAGAATGGCTTGCAGGCGATCCGCCTCACCGCGCCGGGTCTCCTCACGCCAGGTTGGCCATGCGCGGGAGAGAATACCGTAGATGGTCGGGGGTGTCACGCCAGCCGCGCGGGCAATGGCAGTACCTCCGAAACCATCCTCCCGGGCGGCGACGACCGCTTCCTCGTAGTCGGCCACCACGCGCGCGATCTCAGCCTCGACCTTCGCGCGGGCATTCAGTTTGGTGCGCTCCACCTCCAGCTTGCGTTCTGTCACGTTTCTCAGCAACACTGCGTTCTGCGTCATTTTCTTTCCTCTCCTAGAAATCCGTTCACGGCCAGCCGAATGTACTTCAGCAGAACAGCCTGGTTCTCCTCGTTCGGTTCGTCGTTCCACGCCTTCGCCACCGGTTCCAGGTTGCGCCACACTCGTGCCGCGGTATTCCTCGTGCGACCACGCCTGTAGTCCTCGCGGTACTTCTGGTCCGCAGCCCGACAATCCGGGTGCCTGCAACCGTTGTTGTAATGCCTTCTGGACGGCTCGCCACTGTGGTTGTGCTCAGGCATTCTCGACCATCCCCTTCAGGGCCTCACGTGCCGCATCAAGGACACTTCCCCATGCCTCACAGCAATCCTGATCGCGCTGAGCGTGTGTGAGAATGCAGTTCGCTTCGCTGTCAAAGTGCTCCATGGCGTCGTAAACGACACTCCGGTAGTCTTCCTCAGCTTCGTTCTGGGGAAAACTACCGTGAAAGTCGTCCCACGCCACACCAAAGCCATAATTCTTGTTCTCGCGTTCGATGGCGACAATCTTCTGGAACGCGTCCGGCACCAGACGGTACACAACCTGCCCGACAATGCAGTCTGGCTCGCCTTCCGGCGTGCTGTAACGACACTCGGACGCAAAGTTGACAGGTTTGTACGTGTAGTCCTCTCCGTACTGGGCGACAATCTCCTCAAGCGTGTCAATGACCTGTCGTGCTGTGATCTTTCCCATTCTCAATCCCCCTTTTCGTACACGTTCTGGAACTTAGCGACATACGCAATGCCGCCGAAGCGCCATTCCAGGAACGAGACCCACGATGCCCAATCCCGTGTTTCGTCCTGCATTTCACTGTCGGCAAAACCAAACCCCAGGGGAATAAGGTGCCACATCCAGTCGGCGTTCGAACGTCGCACAAGGAAGTCGTCACCTGCTTCCGTCTCAACGACCACTGCACTCACACTCTCTCCAGGTTCAGGCCACTCGGGGGGCGCAACAGTGTTGTCCAGAATGACCTGCGCAATCTCACGCGCCTGCGCCACGGTCAACTGAACTGCACCCGAGTTCTCCTCGTTCGCGACCTTCAAGTACACGTGACTGTCGTCCACAATGGAGTTGGAGCAGACCACCACCCCACCGTCGAAACCCCCAGCGGGTTTCACCTCTAGAACAGGACCCCACGTCATATTCATTCTCCCTTCTTTGTCGTCAGTTCAACGACCTCGATGTTGCTCCAGCCGCGCTCGGAGATTTCTTCAATCAGCTCCTGCCAGGTGCGAATGACCATCTTCCAGTCAAACCCCACGCGCCAGTGAATCGAGTCCTCCCCGCTGAGCAACGACCCTCCCCGCTGAGCAACGACCCTCCCCGCGGAACCGCCAGGGGTGACGTAGTGAATCATAACCACGTCAGAATCGACCGGCTCGGTCAGAAGTGAGCGAGTGCGGGCCGCGTCAACAAACTGAACCAGCTTTTGCGCCAGGAGTTCCGCCTCGTCAAGCCTGAGTTGCACCAGGGGTGCCTCGAGGTAGACATACTCGTCACCCCTAATCGACTTCTCTATGTGCACGAACTTGTTTCGATCTTCTTTTTCCACCAGCATGTCGAATTGCTCAAGTTCCACAATCGAACCCCTTTCTCTTCATTTCCTCTTACGTTTTACCCGGCGATTCGCACGGGAGTGAATGCATTTTATGCCAGAATCGGACCCCCTTGAACGTGGAAATCGTCAAAATCGACACCCCTATCGTAGCGCCGTTTTCACGGAATGTCAAGTACCTCGTTGTAATTTCTTATTCCCTGTTGTACAGATGTGCAATTCAGGGGTCTTATCTGGGAGTTGGCCGTGCACACGATCCGGCACACACCCCCGTCATTTGTGTGCAATTCACATGTGTGCCTTTGCACACAACCCGGCACACACCCACCGCACATGTGTGCTTATTTTCACTTGTGTGCAAACGTATAGTGGACTTTCAGTCAAAAAAGGACGACTATAATCTTATTTTTGAGATTTGTGTGGTCGTTATTACTTTACACTTTGAATTGTGCACACATGTGAACTTTTGCACACAAGTTCGTGGGGTGTGTGCCGGGTTGTGTGCACAAAAGTAGGAAATCGGTCACTTCCAAAATAAACCTAATATATAATAGTAAGGTATATTTTTAGTGGTATAAAGGGATTTCGTTTTGTAGGAGAGGTTGTTTTTCTCTCTGCCGTTCTTGGGAAATTCATAGGAATTGCAGAGGATTGAGTTTTGTGGTTTTCACGCTTTTTGAAAAAGTTTTTTGCCCCCTAGCGCTAGCGCTACAGGAGGGTTTGAAATTTGTGTGAGATATTCTCCCCTTTAAGGGTTCGACGTACTCCCGTGCGAGATCGTGCGAATGGGTTCGGTCGGGTTTGCCTGTAGTACCGGGTGTGAGCTTCGGCGTTCGAGACGGGGGGATGGTGAGTCGGCTAGAAACGTGTTTGAGCGGCCGTAGGAGCCGTTCTGAGCGACTTTTACGTCTAGGTAGGGTGATTGTGCCAGGACGGGGGTATAACGCGTTAGAGAGGCGCACAGAGCGTTTTTGTACCAACGTTTGTATTTTCCAGGACGCGTGGAATCGACGGGCGCGAGGGTCGCAAGGACGGAAATAGGCCTGTACGGCCTCAGGGGCCCGTTTGAGAGGATTTGGTGGTAGGGGTAGTGTGATGGTCTAGCCCTCCAATCTTGACGCGTCAGACGGGCGCACAGGGGCGCTCACGGTGGGTACGCAAAAAGTCCCCCGCCACCGATACGGCAACGGGGGACGATTCAACGGGCAAGAATGATGATGCCCATGACAGTAAGGGCGGCAAGCTCTGCGGCGATGCCGACAGAGACAAGGCGCTCGGTAAGGGTGAGTTTCGAGATAGTGTCCTCCAATCAGTAGCGGACAGTCACAGTGGGACCCTGCCAGTCACGGGCAAGATCAAGGGCCATATCGATGCTCAGCGCGTGCACGTACCCGAAAAAGTAGCCGGTAGGGCCGTACACACGGTACGGAACCAGAGCCGGGCGCGGGTTTTCGCAAACTTGAGCAATGTTGTGCTGCGACATAAAGCGCCAGGATCGCGGCAGGAGCGGCACACGTGCATCACTGTCGCGCTCTGCCACGGCGTCACAGACAGACTTGAGCGCCTTTGCGCCCGGAGAGTTGTAGGTCATGCGTACATACCCGCAATTTTGGACAGGACGCGGCGGGCGTGGTCGATCTGCTCCAGTGTCGCTCCGGCGTTATAGGCGACTCTCGTAAGCACTGAGCCTCGGAGCCATGCCGCGGCAAGCACAGACATTTCCTCGTAGTAATATAAGGCGACGCGCTTGCGGAACGCCGCCAGAATCGGGTTGTCGAGCACGGCGAACTCGGGGCGCGGATCGTAGGTCCGGCCATACCTGTCTAGTCCCCACTCGACGGCACTCCGCTTTCCGCAGTGCTCGCACGTCCACGGCTCCGGGTCGTGATTGACGGTACGGCCATCGCGAGCTTGCGTGCCGCTGGTGAACATGGTCATGCGCTCACCCCATCCAAATCCGAATGCTCAGCCACCGCGGCTAGCGCGTCCTTTGTGAATTTCATGTGAGTTTCCTCTCAATTGTGTGGCGTAATTGCCAGGATTCCTACCGGGATATGGCGCTCACCGATAGGCACCCCTACAACGGCGCTAGGCTGTCAGTTTTGCCAGGGTCGCCCGGCCCTCCGCAATCGCCTCTTTGATCATGTCGTCCAAGTATCCGTCTAGTCTGTCACGGACCATGGAATCGATATCGATACGGATTGCATCGATGAAATTGTCGTCCAGGTCAGTGATGGTGAAATAGCCGCATTCGGTGCCACCCATACCGGCATGCCCCAGCTCGATGCCCTCTTTAGATGCCGTGACAAGGGCGTAGACGTACCACCATGAATCTTGCATCCACGCCTCAATCTGACGGGGCGTATAGCAATCGAAATCGGTGGGACGAAAGTCCGGGTCGTAGTCGAGCGAGAGGGTGATGGAAAAACCATCAACTTCTCCGATGTCCTTTGAGTCGAGCATTAGATTCTTCCCCTCAGCGTCTCGACGGTCACGCGCTCTTGCATGTCCTCATGTGCCTCGATTGCCTTGACGATTCGACCCGCGCGGGTCACACGTGCCAGCGCGAGGGATTCCGCCGCGTACTTTGCGGAACGCGACTGGCGGCGCGTCAGAGTGACGAATTTCGACTTGCTAGACATGTGCCCTGTCTCCCAACTCCGTTGTGATGAACGGTCCGTATCCGCCCGGGTCTACGACAAGACTCTTGGCGGCGAGCCTGCGGAGAATCGGCAACTCCCGCGATGCCGCGAAATAGCCGCGCTCACCGGTGCGCTGGACGGCCCAAAGCAGAAGAGCCTGCGGCTCCGTCACGTGCGGGCGGAATGAGACGACATCCACGCCCCTACCCTCAAGTGCTTTGCGGACCGTAGATTGGTGAGAAGTCGTGCTCTGAGAGAAACGGCGTTCCACCGTGTGCCATACGCCATCCTTGGTGTGCCACGCGATCGGTGTCCCGTATGAGAAGACAACGTAGTCCACGGTCGGAGCGTCATTGTAGAACGCGTCCTGCTCTCGCGGCGAAAGGTAGTAGAACGCCGCGGACGCCCCCGGGGGCCATTTCTCACCCGACAGATTCGCCGCCCGGAACGAGCGGAGGGTCCGGATTGCGTTCAGTGTGTTGGTAAGGCCTGCGCCGTACTTGCTTGAGTAGTACATGGTCACTTTCCTCCGTCCGCGTAGAACTTGACGCCGCCGAGATTGACGAATGAGCGACCCTTGTCGCCGCCCATGATCGACGCGTCCCAGTAGCAACCTTGGTCAGACTCATCCCGGCAGGGACCGACACTGTACGACCAAAGTCCCTCTTTGGGGTCGTACGTCGCCCCGATTCCGCCGCCTTGGGTTACGCCGTCATGCGTGACAGGAGTGGTCGTCTTTGCGGGCGTAGGCGCTGGCGCGTCCGGCGAGCATGCCGCCACACCCGCTACGGCAGAGATTCCGATTGCCACGCCGACGAATCCGGCGAGTACGGTTGCCTTGAGTTTCATTGTGTCTCCCTTGATTGTGACCTGTCTCATCAGACGTAGGTGGTCAATCCGTACGCGACGCCCGACTAGCGGGCGTTTCGACTAGTTGTCGGGGTTAAGGTTCTTGAACCGCGCCCCGTGCTCCCAGCATGCCGGGCAGATGGCAATCTCGCTACCGCTAAGGTGCCAACCGTCGCTGAGGGCCTGTTGACGCGCGGCGGACGCGTACCATTCGTCTCCCGTGTCTATCTCACAGTCGTAGAATCCGCGGATGTCGGCATCGCACGAGAAGTGAAACATCCTTATGGCGCCCATCACGACACCCGAATCTCGCACGCGCTGGCCACGTCCCAGATTGCAAGCTCGCCAAGCTCACGAGCGAGCGCAATCGCCGTGCTCTCGCGTTCCACGCGCGTCACAACGTCGAGATAGGGGCGGTCGTCGTCCTCGCTGTCATGCCACACTCCGAACGTGAAACCGCCGGAAATGTGGCACTGGATGTAGTCACGGGTGAGTTTTTGGGTGGCGACAATGTATCCGCTGCGGTAGTTGGCATCCACAACGGTCTGCCCGTTGAAGTTGTACGTTCCATCGGGAAGATCGGCGATCCGAACCGCTAGATAAACGGGAAGATCGATCCAGACTTTACGCTCTGCCAGCGGCACGAATGCGCTTGCGGCGGTCGGGCGTGTGACGACGTTCATGATTTCCATCCTTGTCTAGGTTGTGATTACTACCCTGCTATCGTCTCGCATCTAGTGAGCAATGTCAAGCCATGCGCCCCGCGTGTCGATTCCAACGGTCACGGGACCGATCGATGCCGCGTATCCCGCCGTGTCGACCACACCGGAAGATATCGGAGTTGTGACGATGATGCCCGGCGTTCCATCGCTAGGTGTCGTCACGGTAGTAGTGCACGCCAGCACTGTAGCCCCTATTACGGCAGTAGCGAGCGCGGCGATGGTTACACGTGTCTTGAGCATGTCGTGTCCTTACAGGGTGATTGAGGCGATTGAGAGCAGTGCACAGATGAGCGCGGCAAGCAGCGTGTACACGAGCGCGCGCGCAGCAGTACGGATGATGCGATACAAGCGTGAATGTTCCATATAGCAGACAGTACACATAGTTGAGCACGAGAGCAATCGACGTATCGGCGTGTCGAGACATTGCGGGGTTCACACCGATACACACGCGGTTCGCAGTGCGATGGTTGTGGGTAGCCAAGCGTGTTTGCGGCGTCCCTTTAGCTCACACACGCTCACCACCGCGTTCCTGCGCGTCAGCTCGCACGATGTAAGCGCTTGCATGCCGGGTGCTACCAATCGAACATATGTTCTAATGTAGTGTTACTACACACACGTGGCTGTGGCACATGCGTAGTTGTGCACAGTGCACAAAGATCGGATGTATGAGTGTGTTGCATATATACGTATGTAATGACAATAGAACAAATGATCGAACAAGTGTTCGACAGTGCGCGGCACGGGGGTGCGAAACGCATTTGAGGAAAGCAAGGGAAAAACTTTGCAAGTAGTGAAAGAGTTCATTTGAAACTCCCAGGAAACGCACGGATCGGGATTGGCTGCATCCGCAAGATTTTTCCATTTCGCCCTACATTGGGAGCCAAGATTTTTCCAAGCTGTCCCACGTGGAGGGTTTCCATCCTCGCAATTTTTTTCCGAACACGTGTTCCATCGAGGGTAAGCGCTTTCCGATGTGTCAGTGGTACATTTGTTCGAGTAGAGTGATTCTGTAAAAGGAGTCGCGATGCTGTTTCTGATCAATCGTGGGTACAAGTCGTACGAACTGACGATGGGGGTGTTCGAGTCCGCGAAGGATTCGGATGTTTGGTCAGTGTCCGTGCGAGATGAGGAACCGTTCGGCTTTTTCGAGGTCGAGCATGACGCTCATTTGTTGGACGCGATTGTGAGGGGGTTCGATATTGCGGAGAGGGAGATAGATGAGCGAAGTTCAGGTTTCAGTTACAGTTGACGGAGTGACGCGGGGCGTGGCGTTTCAGGTGGAGGAGAGCAAGCTTCCGACGATTGCCGACGAGATCGCAGGGATGGTGCGCGGCACGCTGATCGCCGCGGGAGGGTTCTCGGTGCTGTTGCCACCGCTTGCGCCGGTTGACCTTGAGGACACGAAGGAGGACGGCGAAGATGGCTAGCGGGGCGGTGGGCGTTATCGGGACGGTGGTTGTCGAGTTCGATCCCGAGACCAAGCACATTCTGCAGCAGAACGTTCGACCAGCCGACCGTAGGAGGGTTTCTGTGACGGACATTCCTGACCTGATTCCGGGTCGCGTAGAAGGTGCCGACGTGGTGATCTGGTGGGCGAACACGCTTGCCGAGGAGGCGTGGAAGTTCTACCTGGACAACGGCGAGCATCCCGGCATTGCCGTGCGAGGACTGAACTCTGGTGTGATCGAGTACAAGACGGATGCTGACGACCTGTGGCTGGAAGCATGACCACGGCAGCGCAGAAGCTGATTGCAGCGGTTCAGGAGTACTTGGCTGAGCGGCACATTCCGGACAACCTTGTGGTGTTCGTGAAAGTGGGGCCGAACCGGAGTATTCACATTGAACTTCTAGAGGACGGAGCGTGGATTGATGGAGATTGATCCGCAGCGTCATTGGGGCGACTGGGACGGTTACGGAACGTACAAGCCGAGGGTGAACGCGTCGGCGAGTGCGCACCCGTACGAGGGTAGCAATGACTACGAGACGATTCCACACTTCGGAAACTCCATTCCGTATCGCGATAAGGCGCAGGAGTCAAACGAGGACCTTCTGAAGGAGTTGAAGTGGTTGAAGAAGCGGCAGAAGAAGTTGCAGCGAAAGCTAGAGAAGAGGATTGAGGATGAGTGAGTACGAGGTGACGTTCGCCATTGAGGCGCCGAACATCGGGGACGCGACAAATAGGGCGATGGTGGCACTCTACAAGGGCGACCTGGATGCGCACGAGGTGTGTGTGGTTGAGCGGTCCAGTGGACTGAAGTTCAAGTTCAAGGACAAGCCTGGGACAAAGCTTGCCAGTGGTGGGGTGGTCAAAAATGACCCGTCCACGGTGACTCCGACGATAAAGGCGAGCAATGACATGGCGAACGTCGTGATTATTGACAAGAAGATCAAGTTCTGATACTGTAGAGTAGAAATGCCCCAATGCTGATGAGTTGGGGCATTTCCCATAACCCCCACGCCTCTCATTTGATGCGCACTTGGGGGTTTTCCTTTGCCTGGAATCTAGCGTTTTCTAGGGCATTCTAGCGAAAATGTTAGAATTTTGGTATGAGCGAGGAGATAAACCTTTCAAATATTCAGCGCCGCATCATGGATTTGGCCGCGGAGGGTCTTTCGTGGGGTGAAATCTCCGATGACATCAACAATGTTCTGTCTCCGAAGGAGGTGGAACGCCGTGTTCGCAAGTATTTGGCGGAGGCGTCCCAGCAGTACAACCCGATTGAGCAGCGCGCGATGCTGGTGTACAAGATCAACAAACTGCACAACAAGCTTTACTCGATGCTGGACGGTTTCGACGGACTGAAGGCCGCAGGACCCCTGGCGAAGCTGCTGGACAACATGGAGTCCATGCTGAAGATGGAGTTGCCGAACATCGAGGAGCACATGCGGCTCCTGACGAAGGCGCAGGCGGTGCTGGTCGTGGAGTCGTTGTCGTTGTCTAACGAGCGTGCGATCCTGGAATACTCTCGCTCACATCCAGAGTTCGATGAGGCGCAGTTCCGTGAGTATATTGCGCAGGCGCTGCCGATGGTGACGGAGCGGCTGAACTCTAGGGCCGCAATTGAGCAGTAACTTCCTAACAGATATCCTTCCGGATGTCCTGGATGAGTGGGCCAGCAAGTCCAGGTCGGTGTTGTACAAGCGTGACCCGGAGGCGTGGGTCAACGATGTCCTGGGAAAGAAGTGGTGGTCTAAGCAGGCGGAGATCGCACATGACTACATCTCGAACCCGCGCACTGCGGTGCGGAGCGCGAACGGTACGGGCAAGTCGTACCTTGTTGCAGACCTGGTGAGCCACTGGGTGTCGGTGCACGACCCCGGCGAGGTCATTGCGATCATCTCAGCGCCTACATTGCAGCACATCAAGCTTGTGGTGTTCGCCTATTTGCAGATGAACTATTCGGCGGCAAAGGCTCGTGACCTGATTCTGCCCGGGAACATCAACCAGAATCTTGAGTGGAAAGACCCCGGTGGCCAGACGCTCGCCGTGGGTCGCAAGCCACAGGACAAGGATATCGTCGGCTCATTCCAGGGTGTTCGTCGTGACGGTGGTACGGCGGTGTTCATCGATGAAGCCGGATCGGTGCCCCGAGACCTGTTCACTGCGGCGGAGGCTGTGACGACCGGTAGTGGTGACCATAAGATCATGGCTATCGGAAATCCCGACCTACGCGGCACATTCTTCCACGACCTGTGGCTGAATCCGGAAAACGAGAAGTTCTGGAAGCTCCACACGATCTCCGCATTCGACCTGCCGACGTTCACCGGCGAGGCCGTCTACCCTGACGAGCCGGAGCGACAGTACGCGATGTTGCACTCGGGCATGCAGGACCCGGAGACGGTGGAGTCGTGGCGGGCGCAGTGGGGCGAGGATTCCGCCCGGTGGCAATCGAAAGTGCTGGGGGAGTTCCCGGACGCAGCAGACAACACGTTCTTCTCTCAGGTTGCGATCAACACGGCGATGGAGACGGAGATCGAGGACGACCCGTTCGAGCCGCTGATCCTGGGCGTGGACATTGCGCTCAGCGGTACCGACGAGACGATTGTGTACGGCAACCGTGGTGGCCGAGTGCGCTTTCTGAAGTCGTGGGGCGAGATGAACGTGGTGGATGGTGCCCGTGCGATTCACCAGTTGGCACTAGAGACCGGTGCCGCTGAGATGCGTATCGACGCATCCGGTGAGGGTGGTGGCGTCGCCCAGAATCTGCGCTTTATGGACGAGTTCGCATCCAAGCCGTACGATTTCGTCATGGTGAAGGGTGCATGGTCTTCTCCCGACGAGACGCGCTGGAATAGGCTGAAGTCGTGGTCATACGACGACTTCCTGAGACAGATGAGCGCCGGGTTGATCGACCTGGACTTCTACGGCGACGAGTGTGGAGATGAACTGCGCAAGGAGTTGATCGCACAGACATACGACTACAACAACCGCAACGCATTGCAGATCACACCGAAGAGGCAGATGCGTAAGGAGGGGCTGAAGTCCCCTGACCACCTTGATGCAGTGATCTACGCGACGATGGACCTGTCGTGGTTGGACGGACCACTTCCGGGAGCGAGTAAGGTGATTGCACCCGAGGAGGTGCTGGACAGGCTTCCCGAGTACGCCGTGGACGACGACTTCCCTTGGTAGAATTGTTCCCATGGCTACGAAAAGGGCAGAAATCTCTGAAAAAGAGGCAAAAATCGTTGACCTTGAGGAGAAATTGCTCAATCTGGTTAACGTGAACCAGACCAGAACCGAGGAGATCGCGCAGCTTACCGAGGGAATGCGCGAGTTGAACGCGTCCTACGGTCGCCAATTCGGGCCGAACTGGATGCTTCTGTACGGCAATGGTGGCAACGACTACGATGCTGACGGCCTGGAACTCGACACGATCAAGTCCATCTCGGACGACCTGAGGTCGCATATCGTTGCAGGTGCTCTGATGAAGCGGCTTTCCGAGGTGCGTGGCGATTACATCTACGGCGATGGGATCAAGTTCAAGCAGGTTCCGACTACTTTTCGCACGAGTGTGTTGGAAGACCCGAAGAACCAGGATTGCCTGTTCTCGGTGAAGGCGCTGAAGGAGTTGAACGCAGCCCACTGTTCGGACGGGAACATTGTGATGGGCGTCAACACGAAGAACAAGCGCCTGTTCCGCATTCCGATCTTCGAGATCACCGCACACTACGCCAACCCGGAGGACAACGAGGACATCTGGGCCGTGCGACGCGCCTGGGCGACGACTACACCCGGTGACACGAATGCGAAGCCGATGGAACGCTGGTATAAGACGGACATGGCTCCTGCCGGTTTCACCAAGGCCACACTGCGGGGACAGTTCAACGACAACGTGGCAATCGACAGGGATTCCATTGTCGTGATCGACAAGGTGAACTCCCAGGTTGGCTGGACGTGGGGTGTCCCAGACCTCCTGGCATCTTTGCAGTGGGCCGAGCGGTATGGTACGTACCTGAAGTTCCAGCACAAGTTCGCCCAGTCGTTGAGCATGATCGCGGTACAGTACAAGGCCGCAACGGAAAAGGGTCAGGCGACGGCGAAGTCGATTGTCCGAAACCCGGGAGCCGCGGGCAACTCGGTCACCGGTAGCGATTTCGACATTGTGGCGCAGAAAGGCGCCTCTGACGTGTCGTTCGACAACGGCAGGCCGATGGCGTCTGCTGCGGCGTCTGCTGCGGGCATCTCTGTCGTGACGGCCCTTGCGGACCCGGGAGCGACCGGTGCGGCGTACGGCGCGGCTACGGCACTGGACGACCCGACAACGCGCATGGTGCAGGCTAGGCGTCAGTCTTTCGAGTTGTTCCTGCGACGCATCCTACGACTTCTGGGGCAGAAGAAGGTCACGATTGTGTGGCCGAAACTGTCCGACGACCCACTGTACCGGCAGACCCAGAGTGTCCTGGGTGCACTCGGCTCGGGCCTGTTTGAGGGTGATGAACTGCGCGACCACTTGGCTGCGATGCTGGACATCGACCTGACGGCGAAGAGCGTTCCGGACGGCTACCTGTTGCCGAACAACTCGCACTCGTGGCAGTTGTCGTCTATCGATCCGGCTGCGACGATGCAGGCGTCGATCAAGAACGGCGAGCCTGTTCCTTCTCAAGCCACGGACGGTTCAAACTCTCAGGCGAACGGACAAGGCCGAGACTCACTAGGAATCGGTAACACTCTTGGTGATTCCAACGACCTGAGGGACATGGACAAGAAGTAATCATCTCGGAAACCACCTGTTCGCGAGGTTGAGTTTTTCGACAACCCAGGTTGCCGTGTAGAGAACTCCGATTCCGAAAGTCGCCAGAAGCGGGGCGAGAAAACCGCCGCCAACAAAAGTGTTCACCTTTTGGTGATGCTTGTTTGTCATCAACTATGACTCCTTTGGTCAAAAACGGGTAGGTTTTGACAGTAACACACTGAAACGGGATGAGTCAACTAGAACATTTGTTCGGGTCTGCCTGCGCTTTGGTAGACTGGGAAGCAGTTATGACTAAGCCCATCATCCTGCATGAGTCGCTTGCAGCGCTTCCGGCACCCGTTGAGGGAACTCCGGGCCGTTATCGCATCAAGATCATCGGCTCCGATGTGCAGGGTTCTAGTGGTTTCTACGCTCGGGAGACGGTTGCTCGCGATGTTGCGAAGGCCTTCCCGAAGGGCACGAAGATTTACTTCGACCACCCGACCGAGGACGAGATTTCCCAGCTTCCCGAACGCTCCGTGCGAAAGATCGCGGGGTACCTTGCCACAGACCCGGTAATGGAGTCGGACGGTGCATATGCAGATGCGCAGTTTGGAAACTACGGGGATGCACGCACGCTGGTTGAAGAGTACCGGGAAATCCTGGGAATGTCAATCCACGCCAAGGGTGAGGTTGCCGAGTCTGAGCGTGACGGTGAGTTCGTCAATGAGATCACATCTCTGATTCCCTCTCCGGTGAACTCGGTTGACCTGGTAACGGTCGCCGGTGCTGAGGGTGCGATTGTTGAAGCTTTGCGGGAATCCTTCAGGGATGCTCCCGATGAAAAGGGTACAGCGCCAGCCGCTGACACCGATAAGAAAAACGAAAGGAAATCTCACATGGAGATTGAGGAACTTGCGGAGAAGGTGGATACCATCGCGAAGTCTGTTCAGACTCTGACCGATGCGCTCACCCCTATCGCGGAATCCCTCAAGCCTGCCGAGAAGCCTGAGGTAGATGTTGCGGCTGCGGTTGAGGCAGCTTACGACGAGGCCATTGAGGCCGGTCTTCCCCGGAAGCTCGTCAAGGCTGTTGTGGCTGAGGTCCGGGCCAACCCCGAGGCCGATGTCAAGGAGTCCATCAAGGACAAGAGTGATCTCATCGAGTCGCTGAAGGAGTCCATCGCTGGCGACAACGGATACATTCGTGAGTCCGGTGTCACGGTGAACGCCGTTGACCTTGGGAAGGTGTTCTAATGGCTACGAACATGTACAAGAAGTACACCGAGTCCAAGACGCGCGAGTGGCCGGTCGCTTCCGGCACGCAGGCGGGTACGGTTGTGATCCATCCGGTGTCGAACCAGGTTGGTATCACGCTGACCGCCCGTGGTGATTCCACTGCCGCTGCCGGGATTCCCGGCGTTACTGGTGGGACTATCCCGAACGGTGGAGCGGGCAACAAGGCGAACTCGGCAACTGTTGCCGTGGACGGCTCGTGGCTTCTGACTGTTGCTGGTGTTACCGCTGGTGACACGAACCCGGAGAGCGGCACTGCTGGTACCGCTGCGGGTACTGCGGTTTACAAGTCCGCGTCGGATGGCAGCTACACGCTGACGGCTTCGGGCAATACGAAGATTGGTGTTGTGGATGACGGTGTTATCGTCGGCACGGTCACCCCGGTTCTGATTGGAGCGAACCTCTAATGGCTATCGACCTTACCGCTGATGGTCGCCTGACCGTTGACCCTCGCGTTACCGAACGTGGTCTGCTGCGGATGTCCGAGATGGTCAAGGGGGCAAAGCTTGGCGGTTATGCTGGCGAGCGCGCTCGCACGGACCTGAAGGAGACCCTTTCCACGTCCGATGCTCCGTTCGCGTTCACTCACCTGGTGAACCTGCGGAACCTGCCCCAGTACGACGAGATCATCCCCGACTTCAGCCCGATTGTCACGGATGAGCTTGTTCCGGACTTCGAGCCTGCGACGTTCTTCGCCATTGAGGCGAACTTCGACAACCTGAAGTACGGCAAGGACAACGACGGCCAGCTTGGCATCGCTCCGAAGGTTGCCGAGCTTGACACGTACCAGTACGCGTTTGGCTACACTCAGGAGTCCACGGACATCGCCGTCGAGAAGCGAGGCTTCAAGGTCGGCTGGTCGCTGGAAAAGGGCCTGAACAATGTGTTCTCGTTTGTTTCCAGCTTCCCGGGCGCGATGCTCAAGGTGGGTGTGAAGACCGACGCATACGTCGTGTTCCGCGCACTGACCAAGGGGGTCACCGCCGCTAGCGAGCTTGCCGCTGGTACTGACATTGTGACCGGCGAGGATGTTCCCGCAGACGCTCCGGCCAGCCCGGCTGCGCTGCGTGTGGCCCTGCGTCAGATCGGCCAGCGCACCGACTCTCGGGGTCGCCGCGTTCCGGTTCCGGCTCGCTTCCGTCTGGTTGTCGCCCAGGGTGCCGCAGACTCGATCAACTGGAACCTGGCGCTTGCTCGTGGCCTGTTCTCGGTTGACGATGGCGCGATCCAGTACCGTCCGGGTGCCGTCGCTGACCCGCTGAGCCGCATCACCGGCGTGATCGAGACCGAGTGGATCGATGACGACGCGTGGTACCTGGTTCCGGAATCCGGCACGACCGATAAGCCCGCGCTGATCCGCGTTCAGCTTACCGGTTACACTTCCCCCGAGGTGTACGTGTCGAACTTCAACGGTGCTCCGCTTGGCGGCGGCTCGTCCGCGAACCCGTTCCAGGCGTACTCGTTCGATAACGACGCGATTGACCTGAAGTTCCGCCAGTTCACGAACGCTGGCCTCTTCTCGGAGGACGCTGTTGTGTGGTCGGACGGTACCGGTACCGTTACCCCGTAAGGAGTGGTAAATGGCTGAGCCGAAGCCGATTAGCCTCGTTCAGGTTGACGCAGACGACTATGCTGGTCCGACGCCGAAGCCGTACAAGGTTGTGGGTGACATTCCTGGCGGTAGTGGCTACACGCTTCCCGCTGCGACAACTTCCACCCTTGGGGGCGTGAAGAAGGCCGCAGCGCCCGGCACGCAGGACTTCGCTGGCCTGTATGCGGCGTTGCAGGCTGCTGGAATCATCGCCTAGCATTCACCTCAAGTAAAGGCCTCCGATCCGTTTGGGTTGGGGGTCTTTCTTGTAGACTGGATGAGACCGGGGTTGTAGCGTTCACGGCCGTTTCTCTCCCTCCTCTCGACGGCCCATGCTCCCCCGGTCGCAAACTTGCTTACGGTAGAATAGAGTAATGAGCGTGAATAGAGGCGTAGCGCCGCCGGACCCCGAAACCCCCGTTGGTGAACTGCGCTTCCTTATTGGTGACACGCAGTACACTGAACTTGATCCTCCGGAAGCTGGGTACGGAAACTACACCAATTTCTCGGATGATCAGCTTGAGGCGTTCATCACGCAAAGCGACGGGTCCATTGTTCGAGCCGCTGGCTATTCTTACCTCACACTTGCCGCCGCTGTTGCCGCAAGTAGTGTCTCCTGGAAGTCCGACGATCTGGCGATCACGGACAACCGGGCAAAATACCTGACAGACCTGGCGAACTTCTGGTTCTCCCGCGCGGACGACGATGATGCCTCTGCGGCATCTGATGGCTTCGACGTGGTGTACCCGTTCGGAAACCCGTACGACTGGGATTGCGATCCAGAGCTTGCCCAGCGCAGATTCCGGGGAACAACCTGTTGGTAGACTTTCCCACCATTGCGAATGTAGCATATGCCGACGTAAAGGGCTATGCCGATTTCATGCGCCCGTTGGTGACTCCGTGGCTTCAGCAGGCGACGATGGTTCTTCTTGACCCGAGCCAGAATGATGTGGAACGTGACATCGACGCGGGGACCACGACAGTGACTGTGACACCCCTGTGGGCTGGCAGGTGCAGGATTCAGCCGATCAAGGATGTTCTGGACCTGAAGACGACGCTGAACGACACTACCGTGCGAACGGTGCAGGTGTGGCCATACTGGCTGGAAGACGACTTCACCATCGACCTGAAGCCGGGTCTTGAACTAGTCTGCATTGACGGCTACAACGATCCGCAACTGGTGAACTACCAGTACATCGTCACCGGTGCCATGAACTCGTCTATGGGGTGGCAACGGACGATCAAGTGTCGCGTCAACATGGAGAACAGACCCGACTATGACTGGGGGAATTGGGACTTGAGTACATGGCTGGGATAGTCTGGAATCGCAACATCAACCAGCTTGTCGGTGAGGTTCAGGAGTGGATTGAAGACCTTGAGGACGGCTGGGAGCAGACCATGGAGCAGGCTGTTTCCGTTGCTCAGTCTTCCATGATTCGCCAGCAGCGTGTGGAAACCGGTCATATGCGCGCAGAGATCAGCGGCAAGACTACTCGCACGGAGAAGACCATTACCGGCGAGTGGGGATGGTTGGACACACCAGAAGACTACTTCTACTACCAGGAGTACGGCTTCGATCACATCGGCGGTAAGCACATCGAGGGCATGTTCTCCCTCCGCGCGTCCCTGGATGAGGCTGAGGAAGTGTTGAGGGACTGGGCATGAGTGATCCTGTAGGCCACGATCTTGTTGACACGCAGAACGGTATCAGGGACTATCTGAGGGCAAACCTGAACTGGAATGTCCTCACGGGAGGCGTTCCGGATGCGACGACGGTCATTCAGCGCAATGGTGTGGTTGACCCGTACGTAGTGCTGCGGTTCTCTGATGAGATGCCAGCGAGCAAGGATGGTAATGTCGGCGGCGCGCTTTACGACGGCTACTACTCGTACCTGGATGCAATCTGCGTCAGTGGCCCAGATAAGGAAGACTCCGATGGGGATGCCCGGGGTCTGATGTCTCGCGTGAACCGGCTGCTTCTTGGAAAGAGGTTCCCCAACACCGGTCAATTGTCGAAAGCTTTTGGGGGGGGCGTCTTTGTTCTGCCGCAGAACAACTCTGTTCCGCTGGCGTTTCTGGGCATCTGTTCATTCCGCTTCAACACGAATGTGGATGATGTCGGGAATGTTTCCTAACTGATAGAATTGGAAGTGATTATGGCTAAAGAACTCAAGCTTCTGCGGAATACCATCAGTGGCATCACCGCACTTCTCCCGGCTCGCTACCTTCATCACCCAGTGTACAGGGATCACCTGGTGGAAGTCAAGTCAGACAAGCCAGAGGTTTTGTCTCAGCCTTATACCGTCGATAGCGACGGTAACCGTCAGCCGGTGGATACTCCGGCCCCCGAATCAGAGGAAAAGGAGTAAGCGGTGGCGTACACTCGTCTTAGTCGCCCGAATCAGACCTGGGCGCTCGCCTACCAGGCGGCGTTTGATGACCCGCTGGACCCGAAGGTCGATGAACTGAACGACCGTCGAATGGTCCACCTGTTCTCGTGCGCGCTGACCGAGGATAATACGACCCTCACCCTTGGCGACTCGGACACCGACAACACGGTGACGTTCTGTTCGCGAGGCAACGAGTCCACTCCGACCTTCCAGAACCCAACCGCCCAGCTTCAGGGGCTTCTTGAGAAGAACTCGGGTGGTAGCGGCTCCACGCCAGACTACACGTCGCTGTACAACAAGCTTGTGGCGTTCATCGGTCGTCCCGACATTCCGTATTACCTGATTTCCCGTACCGGTCCGGACCTGAGTCAGGATGTTGACTTCACGACTGATCACGTGATCAAGATGGTGCAGTTCAACACGGACAACCCGGTCCTGGTCACCGACCAGAGTGCACCGGCTCAGATCAGTAGCACGCTTCTCTATGCCGGAGGCGCGATTGCCTGGAACATTCACCCGAGCGCGTAGGAGAAGATAGATGGCTGAGAATAAGCTTTACGCTGCTGGTAATTTTGTAATCCGCTGGGGTCTCCCTAACTTCGCTGCGAACCCCGCGAACCCGACCCCCGCTGAGATCAACGCGACTGTCGATGTGACGCGCTCTGTGGCATGGGACTCGTTTGGCTTCGGAACCCAGGCCTCGAATACGAACTCCGACCCGTCGATTGCCGACAAGGGCAACGTTCAGGCTCGTGGCTTCGCTCAGTTCGGTGGCGCGATCTCACTCTTCTACCCGAGCAACTACACCGACACGACTGACGGAAACCTGATCACCTTCCAGGCTTTCGAGGAGCCGCTGACGCTGGGTTACCTGCTTCTGAAGGTTGACGGCGAGCTTACTCCCGAGACGAACCACAATGCCGCTGCTGGCGAGTTCTGGCAGGTATACAAGGTCATCTCGGACGGCTGGGCTGATTCGGTCACCGGTGAGAACAACTTCAAATACGCGATCACCTTCCAGCCCCAGGGTGACATCTACGCTGACCTGATCGTCGGTGTGGCAACCGTCACGACCCCGGCTCCGGTGGGAACCGCTGATTATGCGGTCGGTGGCAAGACGCCGCTGTCCACGTATGTCACGGGTCGCAAGCTGTATGATGTTCCGGCCGAGTTCACTGGTTACCCGGGTTGGTTCTCGTGGACTTCGAGTGCTCCGGATATTGCTTCGGTTGACGCCAATGGTGTTGTGACCGCGCTCGCTGCCGGTACCGCGAACATCACGGCAACCGAGAAGTACTCGCTGGTTTCGTCCACGGCTCTCGCGATCACGGTTACGTCCTAATCATGGCCGTTCTCACCACGAAGAAGCGCAAGGCACTCCCAAAGAGTGTTTTCGCGGTTCCGGCCGAGCGCAAGTTTCCCATCAACGACCTGAGCCACGCCCGAAATGCCCTTTCTCGCGCAAGCGGCACGAAATATGAAGCCCAGGTTCGCGCCGCCGTGTACAAGCGCTACCCTCAGTTGAACAAGAACAAGAGGTCAACCTCGCGGAAGAAGTAGCCCATGGTCGCGCCCAAACCGATCAAGCTGACCCAGGTTGACGCGGATGACTACCAGGGTGCCGACCCGAAGCCGTATGTCGTCATTGGACCGATTCCCGGTGGAGGCGGGGGTGGTGGCGCTGTCGATTCTGTCAACGGCAAGACGGGTGCAGTAAACCTTACTGCTTCTGATGTTGGGGCGGCTACAAGCGCTCAGGGCACCAAGGCCGACAACGCGGTTCCGGTAACTCGCACAGTGAATGGGAAACCGCTTTCTGCTGATGTGAACCTCAGTGCCTCTGACGTGGGTGCATCGACGCTTGTCATTGGAACCACCGCTGGTACCGCAGCAGACGCTGCTGCCGTATCATCAGCCCTGGGCAACAAGGCTGACTCTTCGGCCCTTGCGGCAAAGGCCAATACTGCTGATGTTGTTCCGAACACCCGTAAAGTGAACGGCAAAGCTCTTTCTTCTGACGTAACTCTTGCAGCAGCCGATCTTTCCGCGGTCCCGACTTCGCGTACCGTCAACGGTAAGGCGCTGAGTTCGGATGTGACAATCGCCGCTGCCGACCTGGGCGCTGTCCCCGACTCCCGTGCGATTAACGGGAAGGCGCTCTCGGCCGATATTACCCTGACGGCATCTGACCTCTCTGCGGTTCCCACTTCAACCACGATCAACAGTAAGCCACTTACGGGTAATGTAACCCTTGCTGCTGCTGATGTGTCTGCGGTTCCTACGACTAGGAGCGTGAACGGAAAGCCGCTGTCTTCTGACGTGACCCTTACTGCTGCGGATGTTGGTGCGTCCACCCTTGTGATCGGAACTACGGCTGGAACGGCTGCGGATGCCGCTGAGACGACCGCAGAACTCGCAGGTAAGCTTGACTCGGGGTACGCCGGTGCTGTCGCGGGAACGCGGTTCACTGTTCTGTACAACTCTGGCTGGCCTTCTCGTCCCACTACTCGCACGGATGTGTTCGTTGACTGGGAGGACACCACTGGCACCGGTACGTCAACGCCGTCTGACATCGTTCTCGGTGACCGGGTGATCCGCCTTTCCTCCACACCGCCTGGACCGACGCTTCCGACCACTGACGGTTGGGTTACGGTTCGCAATGGCGCGAGCGTTTCGTCTGTGACAGTTGACCCGACGACGCCTTCTGGCGGTACCGCGCTTCAGACCGGTGACTGGATGCTCATGACATTCATGGGCGCAATTGGAGCAGCACCGGCAACGCCTTCTGGCTGGACCGTGATGGCTGACGCTGGCCACTTTGGAACGCGTTACGCAATCGTGTGGGGTAAGATGCGAGAGTCTGGTGACTCGACCTACACGTTCGCAATCGACTCTGCAACAAACGGTTCCCAGACAAACCTGATCTGGGGAACTGGTGCTAACGTTTCTACGTGGGATATTGGTACCGTGGGGCTGCGTACTTCCGCCGCACCGGCAACCACTATTGCGCCAAGCGTGACCACTACCAATGACAGTTCTGTTGCACTGACAATTGGCTTCGAGGCGACAACTGGGACGGAGACCGATGTAACGTCTCTGACCGGGGCAACCGAATGGTTCTTTGTTCAGCAGGGAACGTCGCCCGAAATCCACACGCTCGTCACCGCAACGAAAGAAATGGACACCGCGGGTGCAACAGGCGATGTTACCATTGTCTACCCGAATGCGTCAACTTCACCTAATTACAACGGAGCTGGAGTCCAATTCGGAATCCCACCGATTTCCTAGGAGGTTTCTGTGCCAGACACTCAACCGGCAACAGTAACCGTTTGGGATGGACACGCCGAAAGACCAGTTGACACATTCACCTGGGATGGTTCAGCCGAGCAGGAAACGGCTCAGGTCATTGCAACAGACGCCGTTCCCCTCACGCCGACAGAAGGCTTGGCATTTGCCCTTCCGGACATGTCATCCAGCCCGCGGAAAGTATTCGCGCATTACTTCCCGCCCTTCCCAATCTCGATGGACAACAAAGACCCGGCGTCAGACTACTACACCACTGGATACCTGGCACTGAATGGCGAGTCCGGATCACACGCGACATACGGCGGTTACCTGCGCAATCGGCCCATGGGGCGCGCTCCGATCAGCGGTGATTACGCCACGCAGGACGTGAAGAACGATATTGACAATGCCCGCAAGGCTGGCCTGGATGGTTTTGTCGTAGACATGCTCTCTGCTAGCTCATCCTCGACCAATACGACGCGTGAGGCGCTTCTGATCAATACGGCGAACTCATATGTTACCGATGGTTCGTTCAAGGTTATTCCCATGGTTGACACGACCGCAAGCCTGACCACGGGCTTGACAACAGACCAGCTTTCCGATAGAATTGCGCTTTTTGCCGCAGGGCCTTCTGCGTGGTTCCTGGATGACGGTCGCTATGTCGTCTCATCGTTCAAGGCGGAGACATACAACGCAACCTGGTGGGACACGCTGTTCACTAATCTGAAAACGCGTCACGGGTTGAATGCCGCGTTCCTCACGGGACTTCTCGCCATCGGTAACTGGACGAACTACCAGGGTTACGCCTGGAGCTATGGATGCGGCGACTGGGGCGACGGCGCCGACCCCGGCATTGCGGCGACTACGGGAGCTTCCGAGCACTCGACGGCGCCACATGCGGCTGGCCTCACGTGGATGCAGCCGGTACAGGGCGAGAACGTGCGCCCCAACCAGCACGTCTACGACGAGGCGATGGGAACCGCGTCACTGCGCGGATGGTGGCAGCGCGCGATTCGAAACAACTCCGACTATGTTCAGCTTGTGACGTGGAGCGACTACTCTGAATCGGGTTCGGTCCAAAACTCGGTTAACTCGGGTAACGTAAATCTAGACATCTCATCGTACTACATTACGAAGTGGAAGACTGGTGGTTACCCGACGATCCTACGTGACGCCATCTACCTGTCACACCGGTCGCACCTGTCTACCGCATCGTTCTCCTCCAGTGCCGATGGTGAGACGACGTTTATGTCACACTGGGCGCGCGGAACGGGAATGTCGGCAGTTGCCGACATTGTAGAGTGTGTCACCTACCTGACGGCATCTGCGGATGTGACCGTGACTATCGCCGGGACCAACCACACGTACACCGCACCCGCTGGCGAATATGTGCAGACTTTCCCGCTTGCTGTTGGTTCGGTCTCCGCGTCGGCGTCGCGCTCTGGAACTCAGGTTGCATCTGTAACGTCCCCCGTTGCCGTTTCTGCGACACCCTATAAAGACGAATGGGTCTACTACAGATTCTCGTCATTGCGTGGCACAACGGGCCAGTACAACCCGAACCTGCACTAGGTTTCTGCTAGTATTGTAGCCAGGAGGAAATACTTACATGGCTACTGCTAAAAAGGAATACGACCCGGCTGACGATCTTGCTCCCGGTGTGTTCGACATTCGGGACGCTCTTGCCGATCGGGGATACCCGTCTGACGAGATCGACTTCTATCTTGACGAGGACCTGGGTTACCAACTTGAGAAGATGAGCGAGAACCTGGACAAGCTCCTCACCCTTGAGCGCGTTGACGAGTACAACAAGGCCGAGAAGGAGTTCGAGAAGCTTCAGAAGCAGTTGCGCGCCCACAAGTACATTGCCCGTGCGCGCGGCATTTCCCAGCGAAACCGCGAGGACATCCTGTCCAAGACCCTTGCCGAGTTCCCGTACAAGCGCGACCTGATGGGCCGCGACGATGGTGAGCAGGAGTTCAAGCGTGGAAATCTTCAGATGACTCAATTCTGGGAGGCGTTCCTGTATGAGCTTGAAGACCCCCATGGGAACAAGCAGGAAGTCACGCCTGAGGTTGTTGAGAATATGCGAGGGAATCTCCCGGCAGCGGCGCAGCGAGCCATCAATGGTCTGATTGAGGAAGTCTCTGGAAACACCGACTGGTTCCGTTTCGCGGCGCAGGACACTGATTTTTTGTCCAAGCCCTGACGGAAAGGGCTGATCAGAAACTCTACGTAACGGACATCCGCGCCTCTCGCACGAGGGGTATGCGCCCGTCTGCGTACATCCTGCAAGACCCGTACGCTCTGCACCGGTGCTACTGGCGTGAGGATTGGGAACCGGACCCGATTGCGGATACGCAATGGACGGACTGGGATTTCGCCCTGGACCGTGCGTTTCAGGTGATCGAGGACTTCACCGACTCACAGAACGGCCAGTTGATCTGGTGGGATCAGTCCCCGGAAGTTCGTTGGGAAGTTCGCAAGAGATTTTCTGGGCATGATGCGGCCGTGGAGCGGCGCCGCAACGAGTTGCACGAAAGTGGCAAGGAACTCGATCCTGGCGAAGACCTGTATGCTGTTCCCGTGTTTGACAATCCGCAGAAGCCTCCGACCATGAACTCCTGGTTCGAGATGCTGGAAGAGGAGAATGGTCGTATTCGCCCTCGTGGCGCGCCCGAAGGTGCAAGACCTCCGACGCCACAGGAGCTTGCTGATCTGAAGCGCAAACAGGCCTGACTGGTAGAATTGGTAGAGACATTGTACTCTACGTAAGGTGAAGTGTGGCAGGCGATACCGCTAATTTCAAGGCTACTGCCACCATTGATTTCAGCGACGCCAAGAAGGCTGCGGCTGACCTTGCCAACGCTATTGCGCAACTCAACGGCATGTTGGAGAAATCCAACCCAGAACTCACGCGCGCGCAGACGGGACTTGCCAAGCTAGCTTCTGGTGGCGCTCAGGCCGCTAAGGGCATTCAGCAGGCAGCTCAGGCAACTAAGGGCTGGGCACAATCACTCTCCTCCGTCAACGCGAAACAGTTCTCACAGACACTATCGCAGATTGACAAGATTCAGTCAAGCCTTTCTAGCGGGAAACTGAACTCTTCTGCCGCAGCGGGTTTGCAGCAGAGCGCACTTGGCTTTAACACATCGCCGTTCGATCAGAAGACGGCGACCATGCTCGCGACAATGCAGCAGGGTCTTTCCACCGCAAAGCAGCGCACTGATGCACTCGCTCAGTCGGAGAAGGTTGCCGCGCAAGAAGCTCAGGCAATGGCGAAAGCCCAGTCTGACACCACGGCTAATGCTGCTCTATCTCACAATGCTCAGCAGCTTGCAAAACTGCGTGCCGCAAACCAGGGCGTAAACCAGTCCCTGCAGGAGCGCATCGACGCGACAACCGGTGTAACCCGCGCGACAACGGGAATGACGGCTGCAAACAGCGCATTCAACAAGACCAACGATCAAATGGGGATCGGTCTTGCCGCGACACAGTATGCGCTGTACAATGTGGCATCAACGCTGACCAGTGTCGGTCGCGGGCTTATCGCGTTCTCAACCGCACCGGCTGCTGCGGCGATATCGTTCCAGTCTGACTTTGCCCAGGTCTCTCGCACGGTGACTGGCGCAACGGGCGACATGATGCGCTCGCTGGAAGACCTTTCCACGCAGATTCCAGCAACATTTGCGGACATTACTGAGATTGCCTCACTCGGTGGACAGTTGGGCATCGCATCAGGTGACATCGTTGACTTCACGTCCGTCGTCGCCAAGCTGACCGCGACCACGAACCTCTCTGCGGAGGAAGCCGGAACGCTTCTGGGTCGATTCCAGGAAATGACCGACCTTCCGGCGAGCAAGTTTGAGAACCTGGCCTCCGCCGTTCTCGCTGTGGGCATCAACTCGGTCGCAACAGAGAAGCAGATCGCCCAGATCGCATCCGCCCTTGCCGGTGTGTCGCGAACGTCTGGTTTCACCGCTCCCCAGCTTATTGCCCTGTCTGGTGCCCTGGGTTCTATTGGCTCTGGTGCGCGACAGGTGCAGGCAGCATCAGGTTCGATCACGCGGTTCTTGTCCAATCTGCAAACGGACATTTCCAAGTCCAACGTTGGCCTGTCGTCCTTTGCGAAGACCGCGGGCGTCTCCGCCGATACCGTTCGTAAGACCTTTGGAACTGACAAGTTTGCCGGTGTGTTCGACAAGTTCATCCAGGGGCTGCACGATATTCAGCCCCAGGCGGGTGCCGTCAACCAGGTTCTGCGTGACATCGGCCTGACCGGTGTTCAGGACCAGCGTGTGTTCAACAACCTGGGTGCGGCAAGTAAACTGCTGTCTTCCCTGATCAAGACCTCGGCTGACGCATTCCGCTCTGCCGCTGTGTTGAATACGCAGTACAACAAGATCGCAGACACGACCGCTGCAAAGATCAAGGTTCTGAGCAATACTTTCCAGGTCCTCTTGGCCGACCTTGGGAACGTCTCCGGGGGCGCGGCCGGTGGCATTGCTTCATGGCTGACAGACATCCTGAAGCGTTTCGATGAGCTTGCACGCAACCCTGTTGTTCAGGTCATAGCCGCCGTTGTTGCCGGGTTCACGGGCCTTCTTGGCGTACTTTCCCTTGTGGGTGGCGGAAGCGCCATTGCCATTGCCGGAATCATCGCACTCACGCGATCCATTGTCGGCCTGACGGGTGCCGAGATTACCTCCACAACCGTCAGCGGGATGCTCACTGAAGCACTGGGGACCCTTGGGACCGCCGGTAAGGTTGCCGCGGTTGGAATCAAGGCTGCTGGTGTGGCACTCAAGGCCCTTACCATCGCCGGAATCGTATTCGCTGGCATTGAGATCGGTTCGGGGTTGGCTGGCTGGGTCTATGAAGCGCAGGGTGTCATCAAGACCACCAAAGACCTTGAGAACGCAGCCAAGAAGGGTGCCGGTGCACTCGGCAAGGACCTTGGTGGTGCAATCCAGCAGTGGGCTGACGGCTTTGCCAAGATGGCACAGCTTAGTCGCGTTGGAATAAAGATTCCCGACATCTCCAAGCTTTCTGGCTCAAAGCAGCTTCAGGCCGTTCTGGGTGCCAACTCAAACATGGCTGGTCTGTTTGGAAACGACCTCAATAACCTGTTCGGAAGTCTGAACATCAGCCCATTGTCTAAGGACGTTCAGAATCTCGACAAGGCCATGGCGAACATGGTCAAGAACGGTCAAACGCTCAAAGCAGCCGACATCTTTGATACGGCCGTAAAGGGTGCCAAGGAGGCCGGACGGGGCATCGACACAGTGAATGGCGAGTTCTCCAAATACACAGCAGCCCTGAAGGAGGCCAAGGCAGAGCAGGGCGAACTCGCTCAGGCAACCGGTGTGACCAGCGACTTCATCTCCCAGCTTGCAGATGCCACCGAAATGAGCGTTGACGACATTGAAAAGTTCGGCGCAGCGTATGCCAAGAGTGTGCAGCCCCTTACTGACCTCAATAGTGCAATTCAACAGGTTCAACAGGCACAGGCGAACGCCACGGCTGCGGCCAAGGCTGGTCAGAGTGTTTCTCAGTATCTAGCGGCACAGAACAAGGATCAGGCCGTATCGCTGTCCGCGCTGACCGAACAATACAATACAAACAACAAGTCTCTCCAGACCTGGAACAACAATCTGAAGATTGTTGCGGCAAGGTATGGTGAAGATGTTGCCCAGCAGTTTATTCAGGCAGGTTACTCGGCTACGGAGAATAGCATTCTTCAGCAGTTGACCGATGCTGCACCAAAACAGGGCGAGGCTTACGTTGCCGCAATGCGTAAGAACGCCGATCTCGCCGGGCAGGCTATGGCCGATCAGGTTCTGGCCAGTGGTGTTTTGATGACCGCGGGCGGTCAGGAGGTCGGCGGAAAGACAGCGGATGCGATCACAAAAGCAATGAAGGCTGGTGTGTCCATCGACACGATTATGCAGCAGTTCAACCTGCAACTCAAGGGGAACCCACTCAAACCAAAGGCTGACACGAAGCCCGCAATGGGGACGATAAACTCCTTCCTCGACGCCTACTCCAACAAGAAGATTCCCATGTCGGTATCCGCCGCGACCGGCGCTGCGCAGAGTCAACTGGACGCATTCCTCGCGCGGAATCAGTATCGTGAGGTTCAGGTGTACGTGAACCAGCACAACACGGCAGCGCCGGGTAGTTCCGCATACTGGGGATTCCGCGCCGCAGGTGGTAAGATCAACGGTCCCGGTAGCGAGACCTCCGACTCGGTTCCGACGATGCTTTCCAGAAACGAGTGGGTCATTCGCGCCGCTGCCGTCCGTAAGTATGGTGACGGATTCATGGACGCCCTGAACCGCGGACGCGTGCGAACCTTTGCCGGTGGTGGAACTCCGCGTGCTGTTGCCGCGCCGTCAGGTGGGACAACCGGAATCGTGGAACTCGGCCCCACCTCACTGCGGGCACTGTCTCGGGAGGTTGTGAATCATATTATGCTAGATGATACGGCCATTTACAACGCATCCCGTCGTGGAGCGGCTAAGGCTGGCAACCAGGGGAGGTACTAAGCATGGCATACCCGGCTGGGTATAACCAGTACAACATTCACTCGCGTTTCATGTGGGGTGGCAACCCGTGGAAGATGCAGTGGCTTCCGATGCCATCCTCCGGCATGACGGCGAATAAGACGTTCGATGATGCCGTGATCCAGTTGGAGAACGGCGGTGCAACGTCCGTGCGATCTTCCGGCTACCACCTTGAATACGAGATGTCCTGGGCGGTTCGGGAGGCCCAGCAGGCAGGCGGACTCGACCTGTACGGGAAGTACGCGGCGGGGTATTACGCAGCGCCACCGATCGGTTATGGTAGTGAGTATGACCTGAAGGATTTGTTCTACTTTGCGAATCCTATCAATTTCCAGTCAAACCTGATGGCTGCGCAGTGGGCAACTCCGATGTTCTGCGGTTATCCACCAAACTTCCCCCCGATTCAGGTAACCGCGTCGCTCAACCAAACGGTTGCGAACAACTACGATCAGCCCATCGCAACATGGACATTCGATACGACCGACGAGGATGTGCAATACAACACATCGTTGCAGTACATGCTCATCCCCGTGCCTCCGACGCATTCCCTGTGGGCCGGATTCTCGGGTGGCTCAACGGGTGCCGGAACTGTCGGAATCGCCAGGCATAAGGTCTCCGATGGTACGTTTGATCGTCAGAACGTTCTCGACCCCTCTGCGGGACCTTATCAGCCCGGTTTCGGCTTCCTGGACCCGGCTGGTCAGAATCGCCTGGGCGCAGCACCGATTGCCGATGGTGCAACCTACGATTACGTCATCATATTCCTTGGCTCCAAGTCGGCACAAGGGACACCCGGAACGGTATCGCTGACCTCTAGCATGGCGCAACTGTGGCCCACCGGCATAACGCCCGATCCTACTGGTGGTCAAGGCGGCTTGCACATTCACGGCGAAGGAAACACGGGTCTGGCGTTCACGGACTCCGCCATCGCAGAAACCTACATTCAGGTCATCAATGGTGAGAATCGCCACTACAAGGGGCTGTCAACTAAATTCGTTGAAGTAGAACCGTGGTCGGTTTAGTATGGCGATAGCAGTAGAGCCGTACGGCAGTGACTATCGATTCCCGCGCCTGGGCGATGTCACAAGTGGCTCGTGGAGCATCCAGATGGATGCCACACCACACTCCATTGCCGACAGCAGCGGTGGAACCGGAAGCGCAACCTTCACGACCACCTCAACTGATGAGTCGGATTTCACGTTCGCATTGGATGCAACCGTTGACCCGCTTTCTGGCAAGATCAACTCGCTGACGCTGGGGTCTGGAACCCTTCAGGGCGGAATCGACTCCATACTCGCACGGTTGAACACGGATACCTCGTTCGGACCATTCTATGCGTGGAATAAACTCTATTCCTATAACAACGGTCACGGTATTGCAAATGTTACCTCCGGTCCCGAATTGTACCGTTTCGGATTCGACGTGATCAATGACACCGCCTACTGGTCGAATGTGCAGACCAATTTCGGTTCACACCAGATAGCCAATCTTCCTTCTGGCGGAACGGGTGCCATCATCGACATGCCGACAGGCAGCGGAACTGGACAATTCAGCGGAACAGTCGGACCGTCCAAGACATTTACAAGGCCCAGTGATGGGACGATCCGAACCTATTTCGTGGACGTGGGCAACAACAAGGTTGTTCGTGTCGAATATGGTCAGTTCGACATGGAGTTCGGTAACGGTGTTTTCGCAAACCCGGTCAGCATTGCTATTGATGATTCTGAGAACATCTACGTCCTGGACAACGGCAGCGATGTCATCCACGGGAACCGGGTGACAAAGTTCGACTCGACCGGAACACAGCTTACTCAATTCACTCTGGGTGCGCGCCAGCTTACTCAGATTTGCTACCCACTGGACGGATATGCTCCGTACCTGTTCGGGTTGGATGAGAGTAACATCTACCAGATCGATCCATCGTCCGGTTCCGTCGTGGCAACACGGTCACTGCTGTCGAATGGCAAGACCGTAATCCAGAACCCAGTTTTCACGGTGTACGAAGACCTTGTATACGTCGTCGGGTACACGGGTGCGGTCACCGCGACAGGTCCCACCTCAAAGACGATTGCCACCTATTCCTCTTACGACCTGACGCCGGTTGAGACGAATACCGTTCCGCTTGCTGACAATCCTTATGGTGGTTCATCGGGGATCACCGGTGTGAGCATCAATGGATATCGAGACGGTATCGTCTGGGTATCAGAATCACTCTACTCGCCAACAGGTCCTGCCGGCAATGCGGTAACCGGATATGTCACCCCATCGGGTCTCACCCTATCAAACGCGTTTCTCTACTACCTGGGAAACGTTATCAAGCAACCCTTCAGCCTTTCATTCACTGGTGCCGATCCAGACGTTGTATACGGCGGTTGGAATGGGAACGCCTGGGACTTCATCAAGCAACTGTGTTCTGCAACGAATATGTCGATTCGGGCGCAGAACGACTACATCAGCGTGTACGATGTCGCGGGCTATGAAATCTATGACATCGAGCAGACGGTGAGTGATTCCGGGGTCGCGACAATCAGCGCGAGTGTCGGTGGCCTGTCTCGTAAGCTTCAGGTGGTTTCACAGGGAACGTCGTACATCGATCGCAGTGATACCGACGTATTCTATGATGCGCATGTGGACAACAACAACGTGATCTCTATCGATGTCGCCCAGGTTTCCATCGTCACGGTCAACACGCAGCATTGGCCCGTTGGGTTGGATCAGCCCGTCATTGGCACGAACTACACAATTCAGGACTCAAACGGTGTCAACGTTTCGGCGTCGAACTGGAACAACGCCGGTGGTAGCATTACAGCAACCGTGGCGGACAATGGGCAGGATATCAACCTGTACATCGTTGGTCCCATCTACAGCATCAAGAATACCTCTGGACCGTTCTCATTCACGACGGGTGCCGACAACCATGCCAACCTCACTCTTACCGGCTGGGGTGTGAAAACCGATCCCACGACGATCACGCTCTACACGGGTGCCGATGAGGAGTTCATCTCGCAGGACATGGGCGAGACAATCACCAACCCTTTCATCGAGAATGTCGAGCAGGCATATGACCGTGGCGCATGGGCGTCCTTTGATGCCGCTGGTCCTCAGATTCAACTCACATACACGGCCCCGAGTCAAACTGGTGGGTATCTGGCTGGCGAATCGATTCGTATCAGGTATCGTGACCAGTATTGGCGCATCATGTCGTCATCTGTTTCGTCGGGTCAGGTTTCTGCAACCGCTGTCCCGTACACGACCGTGCAGGACGCAGAAGACATCTGGGGCACCTCAACAGTGGCACAGTACGACAACTTCTGGTCCACGGCGCACGGACGGTGGGGTGGGGGCTATCGTGTCTACGACAAGAAGATTCGCCCCCTATGGAACCCGCTTTCGCTTGGACCCGCGGAACGTGTCTGGCTTGGCCTGGACAGCGACTCTGTGCCGTTCTGGTACGGCGGGAACGCTGGCACACCCTTGCAATGGATTAGTATTGATACAGACGGAGTACCATACTATTCCACAACGAGGGATTCTTACGGAACGTGGCTTGACATTGATGGTCGCCCGTATTACGCGATTGGATAGATGAATGACTCAACCCGACAATCAGAGACTTGTCACCTATGATGTGTTCACGCCCGTACAGACATCAGTCACCGCACTCACGGCAGACACCGGTTGGCTGAACTCAGGTGTCAGTATCGCAAATGGCACCGTTACGGTTTCCTCCTACGGATTCCGTGCAATCGGCCAGGAGATTTACTTTCGAGTGTTCGGAACCTGGAATGTGGCAATAACCGTTGTGGCTTCTGGTGATATTGCGAACTCGAACGTATTTACGGTCAGTGATACGCGATTCAATAACTTCACACAAACACAGGGTGGTTTCGGTACACACAATTCCGGACGAACCGTTTCTGGGTACGTGAATGTCGGTGGCGGCTTCTATGTCACGGCAGTTGGTGGTTCCACCAATATCGCGGTTGGTGACCCGTTCTCCCTGGCAGGAAGCTATCTTCTGGGGTAAAGCATGGGTCTGTCGAATATTCCGGTCGGTACGACCAATCTTGAGAAATACCAGCGTGATCGTGACGCGCAGATCATTCTCCTTCAGCGACGCCTGGACTCGCTTGAAACCCAAATGCGCAACCTCCAACTCGGTGCAACTTCTCCGACCGATGTGTGGACCCCCGTGGATGCATCTCCACTTACGGGAACATGTCAGTACAGGGTGGCGAATGGATTCCTCTACTTCGTCTTTGAACTCACTGGTACGATTCCGGTCGGGGCGAATGTGTTTGCCACCCTTCCCGACCCAACCGTTTTCCCGGACGTGGTTCACCGGCGAGGCCCGTGCTACCTCAATGGCGCTTATGACGGAATCGCCTACATCACACTAAGTGGTCAGTTCGGAATCGCTCAGCAGACGGGTGCGTCCAGAACGTATGGTTCCGGGTCTGTCATCTACCCTCTTCCGACTTCGTAAGGATCGAAAATGCCTGTTACTTCTGGCGATAGCATCTACTATACTTCTGGCCCACAGCCCGAGTCGAGCGAGAACGAGTCCGCAACCCAGGCCTCGTCCATTCAGGCGGCTCTTGACAACCGTCAGGGACATACGTATGTCTGGGCGAATGATTCTGCCCGCAATTCTCAGACTGGGATGCGTCAGGGTGATGATGGCTACCAACTCGACACGAAGACCCAGTGGGAGTACGACAACGGCTCCTGGCGTCTCGCGCTTCCATACGCCGAGTTCACTCAGTCATCCATGAGCGTATCTGCGAACACATACACCGCGTGGAATGGTGTGACGATCAACTCCGCCGCCTCTACCGCTACAGACATGGCCGTGGCGACAACGGGTGGGTTCATCCTGACAAATCCGGGCATCTACTCGCTCCTAATCCAGGGTGGTTCTTCTGGTTGGGCTGCGAACAATAGCAACTTCCTGAATATGACCCTTGACTCGGCTCACACCTCCTCCCTGGTTATCGGAATGGCTGGTGCCGGTGTTGCACAGGCGGCGATGCCCTTCTACCGTGCGACAGCAGCTAACACGAAAATCTACTGCTGGGTGAACTCTGCCACTGCACTGAGTGGGTTCACTGGAATCGTGAAGGTGGGGCGCGTCGGTTAGTTGCCATTGGTAGAATAGAAGTATGGCTACTCTCGACGGAAACGCGGCAATTGCGCGCATGCGCTCTCTGAAGCGTAACACATTTGCGGCATGTCTGTATACCGTGTGGCAGGCCTATGGTTTCCCCTCCACCATCGGGAAGCAGCCCGGTCGATCTTTCGCCACAGCCGTTGACTCGTACAACTACACGACAAAACGCCACGCGGGCGACTGGAACCCTCCGGCTGGTGTCCCCGTCTGGTTCGGCGCCTCCCCAACTCGCACGGATACGAACAAGAACGCGGGAGACATTGGAATCTCTGTTGGCGATGGCAAGGCGATCTTCACCGACTACGCGGATTCGAGTGGGGTTCACAACACGTACATCGGCGTGATGACACTACAGGACCGCGCCAAGGAGATCGAGCGCCCATACCTGGGCTGGACAGAGGACTTCGGTGGCAACAAGATCAAGTTCGCCAAGCCCGCAACGAAGACTTCTACGAAAGGAACGAAAGTCGTGAAGTGGTACCACTACCAGGATCGCGTCGCCAAGCCGCTTGCCCCTGGCGCATCCGTGAATATGAAGAAGGGGTCGAGTCTGCTGAACATCGTTGGTGGCGTTGGCACCTATTCTCTCACGCCGCATGTGTACATTGACGGACTCGGTGCTGGGGACGCGGTAGACCTCGTTCTGGTGTGGCGCAACAAGAAGCACGCCAAGGACTCCAATCACTACGTGGAGCGCCTGGTAGCTGACAACAACGGCCAGGTTCGCGCCACGCGTGAGTTCAAGCACTCGGTAGTCTCCGGTGACCAGGTGTTCATTCGGGTCACCGCTGACAGGTCGAACAAGGGGACCGGAACCGTTACCCTGATCGACTCAGACACCTACCTGTACAACTAGAATGCCGGACCTGCCGGGGCTGTGGTCACTTTCGCCGCTAGGAGCGCTCCTCGGCGTACTTGTGCTCTCCTACTGGCTCCTGGTTTCCGGAAGACTTGTCTCTCGGAACTCACATGAGCGGGAACTGGCAATGTCGAATAAGCGCGGGGATGAATGGAAAGAGACCGCGCTGAGCGGTCGTTCGTTGATCGAGGCACAGAAGAACCAGATCAACGCCTTGATCGAGGCCAACCGCATCGCAGACCACTTCTTCCGCAGCATGGAGCAAGCGCCACCGAACAGCGGGGGGAAAGATGCTGTGGCGTAAAAAGAAGCCGCCAGTGCAGGTTCCGTCCGATATTGAAGATGCGCGTGGTCTGAAAAGCCAACAGACCGGGGAGATTCGCCAGGTAGCTGCGAGGCAATCATACATCGACGGATTGACGCAGGCGCTCATCGAACGCCGGGAACGAAACCACTTCGGTGACCAGATTCAGATCAGCTTTACCCGGGAGCACCATGCTTGATTCCATCCTCAACTTCACTTCTGATGTCGAAATCCTCGTCGCTGGTATCGGTGCTGTCGTGTTCGCCATCTCCTACGCTGCGTTCTTCAACTGGCGCAAGACCGTCGCCGGTCGTTCGCTGATGTACTTCATTCTGTCCCTAATCGCGATCACCATCGTGAGCGCCCTGGGGCGCTGGATCGGTGTGGACTATCCCCTGCGGTCCCTCGTGCGATTTGCGGTGTACACGAGTGTGCTCATTGTGATGTGGCGCCTGGTGATCGTTCTGTGGCTTTCCTGGCGCTCGAAGTCGATCAGCACCGATAAGAAGAAACGCAAGTAATCACGTAGACTTGTGTTTCTGCCACCACATGTGGTAGTCTGGTCTGCGATATAGCCCTAGAGAGGGGACTAGATGCGTAAGAAGCGCTTTTTGTCGCGAGAGGATATCGCATCCGTTCGCGGTATGTCGAGCCGACAGGCTGCAATCGCACTTGATTGTGGCAAGACAACTGTCAACCAGTATCGGATGATGTACCAGAATGAGATTGTAGACGATCTCGCGGAGGATGTCAAAATCCTCACCCTGGACATCGAGTGGCGACCAATGCTCAGCTACCACTGGGGGCTGTGGGACCAGAACATCTCCATGACGCAGATCGTGGACGATGGTGGCCTCCTATGCTTCGCCGCAAAGTGGCTTGGGAGCGACGAGGTTGCCTTCTACGGGGAGTTTACCGATGGCCACGACAAGATCGTCAGGGAAGCCCACCGACTCCTCAGCGAGGCTGACATCCTTGTTACCTACAATGGCGACAGATATGACATCCGACGCCTGAATCAGGAGTTCATGTTTGCTGGCATGGCACCCCCGCGTCCATATAAGAGCATCGACCTGATTCGCACGAACAAGAACAGGTTCGACCTTCCTAGCCGCAAGCTCGACTACATCGCCCAGCGTACCGGCGTCGGAGCCAAGGTTGACAATGGTGGTTTCCAGTTGTGGATCGATTGCATGAACGGCGATCCGGAAGCCTGGAAGCTTATGGAGGAGTACAACCGGCAGGATGTCATTGTCACCGAAGGCACGTACCTACGCCTTCTGCCGTGGCTAACTAATTCTCCGCATATCGGCATGTTCAGCGCCAAAGGTGACGTTTGTCCCTATTGTGGATCGAGCGAGATCGCGACAGATGGAATGGCCCACACAAATGTGCAGAGCTACGTGATGTACAATTGCCGGTCATGTGGTGGTTGGAGTCGTGGAACGAAACGCATGCAAGAAGCTACGGGCACGAGGGCGATCCGATGAGAGATGCTGGTAGAATTGAACCCTTCCTGGCTGCCGTGAGGAAGGTCTGGTACGAGAATCCGGACTTCCGTTTCGGTCAGCTGGTAGACAACGTTCTTGACTACAACCACTGGGATGTGGAGGATGACACCGCCCTAGAGGCGTTCAAGCACCCATGGTGGCTAGATGACGATACTTCCGAGACGGACTCGGATGGATAGGAGATATATGGATTACGACACAGACGAATATGAGGTCCCCGCTGACCCCATGGAAGAGCTTTGGTGCGAATCTTGTCAGTAAGGAGTTGATCCTATCTGGAATTGGCCCGCTTAGGTGGGCCTTTTTCATTGGTAGAATAGATACGCGAGGAAAGGTTTCAAATGCAGACAAATGCTAAGGCTTGGGTTTCCGCTATCTGGGGTTCCGTCACCGGCGTGATTAGCTCCCTGACGGTCGTCCTGGTGGGAAGCGCAACGCTTCAGGGCCTTACCCAGGGACAGTGGCTTGCTGTCATCGCCTCGGGTGTTGCCGGTTTTGGTGGAGGTTTCGGCCTGACGTGGGCAACCACGAACGCACCCGCGCCGACGCAGACCGCTCCGAACCTTGAGGGTGATGCACCTACTGCACCCCCGGCTGATTCCAATGGAACCGATCCCGGAGTTCCCGAGACGTAAAAACGACAAGAAGAAGCCCCCGCTAATTTTCCAGCGGGGGCTTCTTTCATGCACTCAGTCGCCTGGAAACTCACCCGGCTTGAACACAATATAGCCGAGATCACCCAGAACCTTGACGGCTTTCTCGATGGTGATCCGATCCTCGATTCCCTGTAGGCGTTCGTTCATCTCCCGAATATAAGGTTCAAGGTCTACGGTTACCCTATTGTCCCAAGCAGACTCTTGCCAGGAAATGCCAAAATTAGCAGAAGGTCCAGAATACATCATCACTACTCCGGCAGATATGTCAACATCTCGTAGCGCTTGACCGGAATCCCGGCTTCTTCCGCTATTCGCGCTGTCATCGATGCACCCTTGCTATCATCCTGAATGAATGCCAGACAGACATCGGCGCCCAGGTCAACCATCTCCTGATTGCGCAAGAAACCAGCGCGCTTACCGTGGGTTGCCCAATCGGCCGGGTGTTCCTCAACTTTAATCCCGAGCACAGTCGCAATCCCGGCACAGCGTGCATCTGCACCATCGGGGCAGGCACCATTCACCTGAACAATGTCCTCAAGATCAAACCCGTTTGCGAATGCAACACGAACCTCAGCCGCCAGCGCGTGCCAAATCACCATGTCCTCCGTCCAGGCCCTTGACCCTGTGACGAGAATCCTGTATAGCATCTTATTCCTCCTCAAGCGTGTTCAGCCAGAGAGCAATTGCACTCTCCGGCACGAAGTTCAGACCGTGGGCGTCCAGCCCGACATGGTACTGGTGTCCATGCGCAACCTCGTTTCCGTGCGTATGGCCGTGGAGCAGGGGTTGTCCTAGGTCCTTCAGCCTCCACTGGCTGTAGCGCTCAACACCTTCACGCGCCCCCTCACCCGCGTACGGGTAATGCGACAGTGCAACTCTGCGTCCGTTGATCTTGAGGTTGAGGAAGTCGTGGATTGATTCGAAGTGCTCAAGCCACCTACGCTGCTCCCGACTTGCACTTGAATGAAAACCGGCTACGGCGTCATGGTTTCCCGCAACGAGAATCTTCCGACCTGCTCTTGCGTCGATCCAGTTGAAGGTCTCCTCGGTCGCACGAAGGGCAATGTCGCCTAGGATGTACACAATGTCCTGGGCATTTACGGTCCCGTCCCACATGTCTGCCAAGCTGGCGTTATGTGCACTGGTGTCTGGCTCGCCGTCCGCACCTGTGAATCCGCGGATTCCGGCGACCAGTCTGTGCCCGATGTGCAGGTCTGAGGTAAACCACCTCATACGAAATCCTCCAATCTATCGATCAATTGTCTTGCGAACTCGGTATAACCATACCGGATCGTGTTTTGCAAATACTCGTCATCGTGCGCACTCTCTTCGGTGATGGCCAGGTCGAGTTTCAGGTCCACGGTGAATCTCAATCTTCGGATATCAAACTTCTGATCATCATCGTCGCGAATCTCCTCAATGTGAAATATGGATGGGTAGCTCAATCTTCTCCCCAATACTCGTCTAGTGTCGGTTCGTGCGCAAGGGTGTTCTTCAGGTACCACAGTGCGTGCTTGATGGCCGAATTGGCGTCATTAGCGTTTGGCCGCTCAAGGTTTGCGCCAGTTTGCCACAGTCCGTGCTCCTTGAGCAAGTCATCAGAGTTGCGTTTGCGTTCTGCTAGGTTTTTGCCCCCCATGAGCACCTGGCATGATGCGCGCTGCCAGCACACGGCCGGGTAGTCGGGCATCCTTCCGGTTCCAATCAGGTATCCCTCAATGCGCAATGGCTCTAATGAGTCGAGGGTGAAGCTGAACTCACCCGCAAGTGGAACGAACTTCTCACAGATAAGGTCTTGAAGCGCCGCATTCCAGACTCTATCATCGGGGCGACACGAAAACCACCTGCGAAAACCAGCCAAGCCCCCTATGATCTGTCCACTGGCTCGGAGTTCATACGGCTGAGATTGCCCATACGCCCCGAGCGCCCATCCAGTCTCCACGCCGGGGTCAATGGAGAGGATATAGTTCACTCCTCCTGCTCCTCTACGCCGTAGCCAAAGTGACTTGCGTACCAGTACGCCTCCAGGGCAATCTTACGATTTGGCCACTCCATCCACCGCTTGAACGGTTCGCTGTCAGATAGCCTTACAATTTCGCCCTTCTCGTTTCGCGGCATCGCGTAGTAGCCGTCCAGGGTGAGTCCATCCAGCGCAACGTCATGTGGATCGATCCCCTCTTCAAGAAGACGCTGGTTGATACGATCCCTGTCAGCTTTTGTTACACCGGTCACATTTATCCAATCTATATACCTTCACCTCTACGAGCCAGTCGTACCCGTAAGCATGGTAGTGAAGATCACCATCTGCGTCGATCTCCGAATTATAAGGCAGGTGCCACTCTACGGCATCCTTCACCGATTTGACGACCATCTTTGCGTCACGCGATCCACTCAAGGAAATCACCAACCCTCTCTACATAACGAACACCCGAACTGTCTATGAGTGCAAAGTCCTTTGGTTTTGTATTTTCCCACGAGGCGCTGAAACCGCGTGGATTTTCTTGCATGAAACCGTGTGCCCATGTCCACGTCGT